CTGGCACGGCAGGAACTGGCCCAGTTACGACTCGTACTGGGTGACCAACAAGTTCAAGGCCGGGGCAACAGTCTCGGTGCTGGACATTGCTGGTCAGCGGATCAATGCAACCGTCGTTCAAAATGGCCGCGGCTACAAGATTGAGGCAGAGAACGGCATCACTTACCGGGCGCACAAGAAGAATCCATTGCAGTATATCTATCGCCCGAACTGAGTCGAAACGCCCTCCGGGGCGTCTGGGTACCGGTGGCTCCGGGCCCACTGATGAGACAAGCCACAGGAGAATCACCATGAGCGAACCGATTGTTCTAACCCTGAGCGGGGGCGTCATTGAGCTGCTCGATGCCCCGGCTGGCACCGTGATTATAGTCCGTGACTATGACATCGATGACCCGGCCAACTATTACCCGGAGCAGATCATCTGTGACGAGTCTGGCCGGTACGTTGAGCGCGGTTTTCAGGTTCCGGACTGACTCTGCAACCGACTGCGAATTTGACAAATGTTAAATTATCGTCTACACTTGTAGAGAACTTGCGAAAAATGAGGTACGCACAATGTCCGATATCAATGTCCATTCCGATGAAGCCCTTCGGAATCTAATGAAACAGTACCGTGACGGCATCGAGGCCCACCTGAACAGCGAGATTAAGGTGATCGTCAATCGGGCCATCAACGCATCCAGTCCGGTCATTACCGCCAGCGCGGCCTACAAGCAGGTCGCTCCGGAAGTGGTTAAGCTGCTGTACGCCTATGTCCGGTCCAACCGGGCAGAGTGGAGCGGCGGACCTGACGTCTCGTCTAACGTCGTCGAGGCCATGTGGCGGGAAACAGCCCTCGCCATGATGGGGAAGTGGGTCTAAGTCGAAACGCCCCTCAGGGGGCGTCTGGCCGGGTGGTCCCCGGTCACTGATGAGACAGCCAACAACAGGAGGCACCATGCAAGTCGTCAGATATCGAACCGACCACGGCACGTGCTGTGCACTGGTCGAATCCGGGCGCAAGTGGCTGCAAGTGATCCAGATGGACTCGTCTGGTATCCGGGTCCGCAAGGTCCCATGCAGCGACGAGCGATACATGACCCCGATGGACTACCCGCTGGCCAAGGCCAAGAAGCGCTTCAGGCTGGCCGGTAGACGATTCGGGATCACCAAGGGCGCCAAGCAGTTACTGCGCGGCTAATCACCGGGGGGCATTGCCCCCCCATCCTAAGAGAGGTAATCACAATGAAATATACCGTCGTTTCTGTTGAAGATAATTGTGACGTGGTCCGATACATCGAGGCCAATAGCGTCGGCGAGGCCAAAGACAAGGTCCTGCGACTGATGGATAGCGTTGAGCTGTCCGACGCTCCAAAGACGAAGACCATTCGCATCTCCGCAGTGTTCGAGGGGGAGCAGAAAGATGTGGCTGACAACCCGTCGCTGGAGAGCGGCGCAGCTAAGATCGTTGTCACGCTCAGTCACGGGCACCTGTATGTCCATCATGGTTATACCAGTGACATGCTCTGGGAAGGCGAGCTGCCGCAGGGTGGATGGAATGAGCTGCTCTGCTCCATCAAGTCCGCCACCATGGAAGGCCGGGGGATTCTCGGGTCATAACTGCTACTGGCCATTCGCAAGAGTGGCCAGTGTCGGTTCAACGAGAGGAGCGAGCCAATGTGGATACAAGCAACAGAAGTACCCAATGTTTACCCAGTCTATGACTGGCAATATGGCGATGGGAGCGGCCGCTGGATGATTGTCGGCTGGAATGGCAACTACAATGTCACCCATTACTTCAGCAACGCGCATCTTGATCAATACGCGCAGATCGGAGGTTAATCATTATGGCCTTTATCCCGCACGGCAATTTGTACCAGCTGCGCACGAAGCTGGCTTATCCGGTTGGCAGTTCATTCGTGGTGAACGGCCCCGATATGTTCGGCTACGTGGTAAAGCACATTGAAACAAACGAGTCCGGCACCCTGCATCTGGTCCGCGGCACTGGGAAAGTGCAGGCCCGGGTAAATTCACGTGGCATGTTGGAGGTGATCTGATGAGCACTCGCTACGAGGACTGCCCGAGATGTGGCGGCAATGGTATCGAACCCGGTACCGACGACGATATCTGCACCCTGTGTCAGGGCGAACAGGTCATCGAGCAGAAACCTCGTCGCGAGGAGGTTACCGAGCAGGGTTCTTGTGACCATTGCGGCTTCAACGGTCCGGTGCACGTGCTGTTTGACGTGTACACGGAGGAGGATGGCCGGGAGAACTGGGAGCACAAGATCTCCCTGTGCCATTCCTGCTATAACACTTAACCGAATTCGAACTTGACTTCGGTTAAGTTTTCATCTACATTTTGTTTATACCAACGAGAGAGGTAATTCCCATGACAAGCAAAGTAAACCTGATGTTACACACCGGCGGCTTCCACGTTGAGCGGGAAGAGCTGCACGCCAAGGACAATACACCCGCGTCAACCGACTCATGGGTGCCCATACCGCACTGGATGTTGACCGATGAGGTCGAGCGCTCCCTGATTGCGGCCGGGTACGAGATCGTGGCACAGGAGCATGCCTTGGCTCGTGGTGGCAACCGCTACTTCGGCCTGTTCGAGCTGGCCTCAGCCAATAGTGACTACAACATGATCATGGGCGTTCGTAACAGCCATGACAAGTCCTTCCCGGCGGGTCTGGTGGTTGGGTCTGGCGTGTTCGTCTGCGACAATCTCTGCTTCTCTGGCGAGGTGAAAGTGGGCCGTCGTCATACCAGCAACATCAATCGTGACCTGCCCGGTCTGATTGACGCCGCCATTGGCAAGGTCAACACCATGAAGGTGTCGCAGGAAGCACGCCTCGAGGCCTACAAGACTACCGAGTTCAGCCAGTACCTGTCCGACCACCTGCTGGTCGAGCTGCTGCGGACCCGGGTCGTGACCGCCACCAAGATTCCGAAGATTCTCAAGTCGTACGAGAGTCCGGAGCACCCGGAGTTTCTGGTGGACGGCTTCACCGCATGGCGTTTCTTCAATGCCGTGACCGAGCACCTGAAGGGTGGTCTGGCTGACCTGCCTCGTGTAGGACAATCCTTACACGGGATTCTGGATGGCCAGTGCGGCATCACCATCGATGGCGAGGGTAATATCGTCAAGTAATTCACCGGGGGCTACGGCCCCCATTTTTTTTGAGAGGAGACCGACATGTACTGGGTATTCAAGCGCAAGGCATGGGTCCGCGATCCCACCTACCCGGGCGGCTGGAAACCGTTCGTCGGGAGAAAGACCCACGTGGCGTACGTCGATACGCCCGACGAGGCTCGTCGCATCTGCGGCGAGCATAACCGTAACCGCAAGAGCCGAGGTGAACCGTTCTGCGAATTCACCGCCGCTTATTGAGAGAGGAGAACACCGTGAGACAGACAATAGAACTGCGACGTTACAATTCACACTACTACACCATGTTTGCCTATACCCCGACGCCGAAGGGCGTCAAGGGTGTGTCGCTGCTGTGCGAGAACCACTTGACCGAGTTCATCGATATCCCGCGCAAGGCGCCGAGGCTGACGCTGGTGCTCTCTGACAAGCCCGTAAACAAGAACAGCTACTGGTTCGAATTCCGGAGGGGCCGGTTGTGGGTGCATTACGAGGGCAGCTGGCAAATGGTCCTGACTACCGTTGAATGTGACGAATGGGTCAAATGGAAGGGCCTGTATAACCGCCGCCTTTACGCTACGTTTTACTACCCGGTAGAGGCATAGCCAGAATCCGCACCAGCGTGCGTTCGTGCTCGCCGTCCCCACAGATTGTCGGAAAGATTGTAGGGGTGGCGAGTATACATTCGACGGAATCGTCTTCGATTAACCCCACACCAGCAGGATGGCGCGCCGTCAGCGCGTCAATCAATCCCTTCATCCCCCCTAGCAAACCATCCCAGTCCCATGTCTGCACCTTGATCGGGTTCGCTTTGGCCCGGCGCTCAATGAACAGCAGGCACTGCTTCAGCGGTACCCGAGACCGGTCTACCCCCACTGCTTGCATCACCATCCACGCCATGTCCTTGGTATGCTGCCGCTGCTTGGTCCAGTGCCACCGGATGAACTCATTGTTCATCGGGGTGACACCGGGAAGCTCAAAGTCGTAGGCGTAATCGCCGTCGGTTAGCATTACGCAGCCCCCAGCCTGCGCCAGAAGTGGAACAGGGCTTCTGCCCGGGGCTTCACTTCCTGACAAAAGTACCGGCGGAATTTGGTGCCACGGCGACGGGTGACAAGCACCACGCACCCCTTGTTGTCGTGAAACATCTCCAATTCGAACGGCGGTTTCGGCTCCAGCATCATAAGTATGCCCTCATGGTGGTTAGCGATGGAAAAGGACTTGCGTCCGGATCCTGATATTTTGCCGGGTTCCAGACCGCTACCACAGAGTCGAAGTCCGGCGTGCTCAATGGCTGCAGCTTACCATCAATCGGGGCTTCAAACCGCAGCCTGCCCTCGACGATGATCAGGCTCTGGGCCTGCATCACGTACTTGTGCCACCACTGCGTGCTCCACGAGGATGGAAGCAAACCGACGACGAAGGCGCCGTTGATTGAAGACAGCCATGCCTTCTCGACCCATGCTTCGATGCCCGGGATATAGGTATCGATGTGGTGACCCCGCTCCACGCAGCGTTTCTTTTTGCAGTTCTTCTTGCAGGGAAACTCCGGGTTCCCGTAGGGCGGGTTCATCCAGCACACCTCCTGTCCCCAGTCCTGCTGCAAGGCATCGTCCGCCTCAGTGAAATACTTCTCACACTTGGCAGTCAATGGCTCGGCGCAGACATCCAGCGTGAACCCGAACACGTGGTTCAGCCGCTGGTAGAAACTCGCCGGCGTGCCGTGCTTGCGCTTGTCGATATTAATTGTTCTCTCTCTTGGCATGGATAATTTTCCTTATGTCACGTCGTAGATTTTTACTGCCGCATCGATTGTCTGACGGAGTTACCGCGGCGAATATCTTCCGCAGCAATCCACATTTCAATCTGATCACGATTCGAAAATGTTTCTTGGTCTGTATCATCTGGATGATCTCGGCCCCTTCAGCCTCGATCATGGTCCTAATTTCTTTTTTCCACTTCCTGATTGTTGCCGCCACGCTTGGTCTCCTTCACTAGGTGATTGAACTCCTCCTTCGGAATATAAACCTTGCCCTCGTGCGTCATCTCTTCGGGCTTGCCGGTCCGGCGAGATGTCAGACGGTACAACGTCGCGACATTCATCCAGATCTGGCGGTTACAGTAGCCCACTGCGACGATGGATGGTGCCTTGAAGAAATTCTCCAGCTGATACAGCCGCTTCACTATTTTCTCCTCCAGTACCACGTCCAGTGCTGCCTCATAATCTTCTTCGAAATTGAAGACGGCTATGATAGCCCGCGCTTCTGTGCTCCCCTCTGCAATATACACATGACAGTCAAGGTAATGCGTGTCCGGCAGCGGCATGGACCAGCCGCCCCAGATGGCCTTGATGTTGTCCATGATCTCGTTCATAGAAATAAAAGCTCCTTGATTTTCAACAGGACCTGCTGGTTGAGTTGAGTGATCAGCTGCTCGTGTACCGTGACGCTGAATGTCGATACCAGCATGGTAGTCTTGGCCACCGTGTATTGGTTTGGCATCATCCAGATTTGCATGGCGCAGGTTCTGGTGTGCTGGTTTTCATCCCGGGTCACGTCACCACCGAAGAACACCTTGATGCGGTGCTCAATCTCGAGTTGCGGTGCGGAAGGGACGCGGCCCGGGCCGCCAGAGGCTACCACTGAGTATTCTGCATGCCGCTCATCCTCGGTCATGTCCCAGAATGGCCGCTCGATGGTCATCCGTCCCATGATCGGCACCTTCCAGACATACTCTGGATACCGACACGCGAACCCATCGACCTTCAGCTCTTTGATACCGAAAGGGATCCTGCTCACTTGTCCAGCCCGTCCATGCGGAACTTCAGCTCGTCGTATGCCTTCTGCAGCTCGGCGGTCTTCTCTTCGTGCACCGCCTGCGCCGTTTCGGTAATGAGCTTCAGTGCTTTATCGGCCATCTCGGATACCCATGGGTGCCATCCATTATCGTCGTCAGATTGGTCGTCGTCTGGCTTATCGAGATGATTGTCAAAGTAAGTGCACAGGGCCACAGCCAGCGTGTCACTGCTATTCGCTTCCACATCGGACCAGCCGAGCCGGGACCTGAAGTCCTTCATCTCGGCGGCACGTTGGGGTTTCGGGGGCTCAGCGTACCCACCAGCCCAGCCGCAGGGCTCAGCTGTGCCCAGTCTGTCATTGTCCTGCGAGTCGTAGATCAGGTGCAGTCGCTGGTCGACATCGGCACACTTGAACATCCGCCATTTATCCGGGTTCTCTTCTACCATCCGGCGGGCTCGCTCTTCCGGGAAGCGCTCCGCGCCCTGAATATAGGCGGTATACCCGCTCCCATTCCGGGCGTACCACCTCGGGGAATTCCCCAGATACCCGGCTTCCTTGTTCTGAATGTAATACAGGTCTGTCATCGCTGCGCTCCTCTCTGTTTGTTTTTCGCCCATTTGATATTCAGGTACTTGATATAGTTGGTGAATTCAGGCGGGAACTCGCCGACATAGCGCCGATTCTCCAGCCCCCGGGGAGCCACCCCGAACTTTTCCTTGTACTTGTGGAAGGCCCAGCCGTGCTGATAGCCCTTGCGATTCGCCCACGTCAGGAAATAAGACCACCAGCGCTGCTTCTCTTCCTTGGTGGCCTTTTTCTTTTTCGGTTCCTTGGTCCCGGGCAGCTGTACCAGCTCGCCCCGGGCGGTTTCCATGTCCTTGGCAAACTTGGGTAGCGGGGTGCCACACTTCGGGCACAGCGCCTGCCTGCTGAAGACATACCCGCAGCTCTCGCAGATATATTCCTTGACCGCCTTCTCCTGACCCTCTTCTTCTTCCTTGAGCTTGGCGTCCCGCTGCTGCACGGTCTCATTGATGGTCAGCGACCAGTCATGTTCCTCGTCGACCGGCCCATGGCGCAGGACATTCCCGGCATGGTCCAGTATCAGGCAGTCCCCGCCGTCCTCCTTCGGCCGCAACCCGCGCCCAGCCATCTGCAGGTACATGCGCAGGGACTTAGTGGGTCTGGCCAAGATCACCGCATCCACGGACGGCATGTCCACGCCCTCGGTGAACACCTCACAGTTACTGAGAATCTGGTATTTCCCTTCGATGTATTCCCGGATGATGCGCTCACGGTCATCCAGCTTGGTCTTACCGTCGATGTGAGCGGCCGGGATCCCGGCAGCGCTGAAGGCATTGGCGATATGTACCGAGTGGGCCACGTTCACCGCGAAGACAATGCCCTTACGGTGCTCGGCGTGTTTCTTGTAATGATTGACGATGTCACCGACCAGCTTGGCGTCATCCATCACCTCGGCCAGCTGGTCCTCCACATAATCACCACGGGCTACCCTGACCCCCTCCAGATCGGGGACGGCCGGCACAAAATAACTGGCCTCAGCCAGATAGCCAGCGTCCATCAGGTCCCGCACCCCGGCGCCATAGTCACGGGCCAGTATCAGGTCCTCGAAATATTCTCCCAGTCCCTTCCCGTCTTTACGGGTCGGCGTGGCGGTCACCGCCAGCACAAAGAAGTCGTCATAATATTTCAGGATTTCATCGAACATCTTGGAACCGACGTGATGTCCTTCGTCGATTACAACGAGGTCCGCCCGGGGAACCGGGATGAGGCCACGAGTGAAACATCGACTCCACAGGGTCTGGATACTGGCCAGCTGGTTGCGGTTATCGCGATCGGCCATGACTCCGGCCATGATAATGCCGTGCTCCACCGCCTCATTGTCGAGATGTTGCGATGCTTGGTTGATCAGCTCGCGACGGTGCACCAGAAACAGCATGTGCTTCTGTTTGGCATTCGAACCGCCGATGATTTTGGAGAAGATTACAGATTTACCGCCACCGGTTGGCAGTTGCACCAGAATCTTGCGGTTGCCGCGTCGATAGGACTCGCGGATGGCGTCTGTTATTCTGCCTTGGTATGGACGGAGAACTTTTGCACTCATGGTTTGAAAATCCTCACTTCATAGCCGCGGTACCGGTTTAGACTATCGCCGGGTTCGATACCCAGTTTCTTGCGCAGCGTATTGTATTGCGCTGGACTCAAGCGAATGGTGTCAGGTTTAATTTTCTTCTTATTCAGGCGGTCGATGTATTTATCGAGCGCGTCGAGCATGTCCTGATCAGCCTTTGATATTTTCAATATTGGATTTTGCATCCGCGTATTCCTCCAGCCAGCCATTTTCCATCAGCCAATCCCAGTCAGCCACGTCGCCATTGAGATGTAACCCGGAAACCCCGTGTGACGACTCCATCAGGGTGGTAAATTCCAGCACAATCTTCTTCGCCTTGTACAAGGCGACGCTCATTTCGTCGTCGCTTAGCTGGTCTTTGATGGCGCAGACCGGGCAATACCAGTTCGCCCGCAGGGTCTGGTCTGCCAGCGGGTTGCATCGCAGGCGCTCACCGTGCTGTGGGCAGGTCAGGGTGGGATAATCTTTACAGTCTCCAACCTGTCTGCGGCAGATGGTACCCTCCGGAACGACGGTACAGTTTTCTGGGTCGGCGCAGTTGCATAGTCTATCCATTTTGCAGCTCCACGATTTGTTTGCGGGCCCGGCCCAGCACTGCCACGATGTGGGAGACGTCCACTTCTTGCGGCTTGCGGTTGATCAGTAGAATCAGATCTGTCAGGTAGGCGACCGAGTCATGGCGCTTCTGGAGGAATTCCAACAGTTCTCGCGGTGAACTCAGCTTGGCGGCCTTGCCTGAGGCTTTGGTTTTTTTGTACTTCCCGGTCGATGGCCACAGGTCGATGCCGTATTGCGGTAGACGCCAGTGATATTCTGACAATTCGACAATGGTTACGCCGGCATCACGCAGGACTCTCCAGTAGCCTGCATGGGCATGGGCTCGCTTGGCCTGCTTCTCCATGCGCTTGATAGCCGCGGTATCGACGCTGCTTTCACCAACACAACCCGCACAGGAACGCGGGTAACCATCGCCTTCACCCAGATAGACACCGCACTCCTGACAGAGTGTGCCGTCCAGTATATCGTCAGCAACTTCGCCCATGATTCAGTCCTCTCAGAGTTATTATGCCCTTAACGAGGAGGGCTGGCGATCAACCCCAGCCTTCCTCTAACCCCTCTTCCTACTCCGCCGTGGGAACACCGGCAGGGCTACGAGAGCTTAGATTTCGTGCGGCCTAGCAGGATGATCGTCTCCCCCTGAGTCGCACACATTCCCCTCGTTAAGGGCACAGCGTCTTCAAAATGTAGAAGATGTTTCGACATTTTGCCAATCAAAATATTTTATGTGGCTATAAGCAAATACAAAACACATAGACAGATCAGTCTTATTGACCGTTCGACATAGGGATCAGGTCAGGCCTGATACCTGTGTCGCGGAAAGGTCCGATTAATCCGCTTGCCTATCTACTGTCCACATACTGGAATTGGGTGTTCGATTCCCACGGATCCAGCCACGCCGCTGAAGCATCCATGCCCCATGTCATAGTTGTGGTTTTAAGCGCCGGTCAAAGCGCAGGCTATTTCTTCTTCAAATTGTGACCCACGCAATCACCCTGCCGTTGGCTTACCCGTCGGGCTTGATATAGGGAATTCGAGGTTGACAGAACGTCGAGGTATGTAATAATAGACGTGTCTAATCAACGGCTGGAACCCTGATCAAGACAATCAGAATAGCCCTTGCTCACTTCACGTGGCAAGGGCTTTTTTTTCTTTTCCTCTATAGAAATTTTTAATGGGGTTATAAGCGAAGCTCATGCCACGGCACGTCGCCGCGGAGCTCCTCACGAGGGATGCCGGACTCTTCCTCGACATCTTCCAGATATTCCAAAGGGATACCGCGCTTGTCACGGTTCAGCCATGCCCAGATCTTGCTCGGGTCTACCTTGTGCCGGATACCACGACTGCGAAACCGCTCTGTCAGAGTCCGGCCCGCTTCGGCGAGCCCGCCCATCTTTTTGATGGCCTCGGCGCCCTTCAGCTGGTTTTGTTCAAAGACCTCGGACTGGTCCAGTGGTTTCAATTCATCGTTCATTACTGCTTTTCCTCTGTTAGGGGTAAAAAAATTGTAATCTACACTTGACGATTCGTCAATCGTCGATTATTATTCCCAACGTGCTCGGAACAATAAGCCATGGCGACATGGTGAATGGGGTAAAGCCAACATAGCCCCGCCTATTCGTAGGTGCCTCCGAGCAAGCTGAGTCCACGGGGTATGCCCCGGCCTTCGTTCCTGACGGGGGATAGTGACGAGTGATTAGGACTGCACTGGGCGTAATAATCAAAGGCCTTGGCCCATCGTGAGGTGGGCTGCAGTAGGAAAGCGAGTCATGATAGGACAAAGAGTAGGGCTGTAGTCAGAGCCGGCAGGTGAAGGCGAAGTCCAGACTGTTGCGGTCGAGGTCGAAGGATCTCAGTGGTCGCAGTAGAGCAGCTTAGTACCCGGCAGGAGAACAGCAGAAGGTGGGTGGCATATCGTCGGGGCAACCTGATGACACCACAGGGCAGCGCTCATCTTCGTTGGTTAGCAACGTAGCTCAATGGTAGAGCACACCCCTTGAAGGGTGCTGTTGCCGGTTCAAATCCGGTCGACGCATAAAAATGCAAAGACGCTGTCCGGCGTAGTGTGAAAGTGGCTTAAACCTGCGGCCTTCGGGTAACGCAGGGTCCCCAAAGTCGCAAGCTGAGGGGGCTCCGTGACGGAGAGCACTCGGGTCCTTTGGCCGGGAACCGGGGTATCGAGAGGGCGGAGTGGCGCTACGGAATAGGTCTATCGCCTGACCTGTAAACTAAACGGCAGTCATGATCTTGTACGCCAGCGTCACTTCGGTGGGTTGGCGTGGATAACCCGGCAACCGTGGGTCGCAAGCCTGCGGGTAATCTGGGGAAAGCGGGGCAATCGGAAATTGCTTAATCTCAGCATTTCCATTTATACTAATCTCATGGATAAATGTAAATCATCAATCTGTGAGAGAATGGCAGCGGCAGGATCTCGGGGGTATTGTAGGGGTCACTATCAGCGCCTACTACGCGGCACGTCACTGGATACGCCGGTAGGGAAAAACAACTATCAGCAGCCCGCGAGCACGCGCAGCTGCGAGGTCGATGGGTGCTCCCGCCCTCACTATGCGACCGGGTTATGCCGGCTACACTGGAGAAGGAAGCGGGAAGATAGAGATCTCAGCGCCCCGGTAAGGAAGTACGGGGAAGGCCGAAGCAAAACAAGAGCCGGGTATATTTACGTGCTCGGCGACGACGGCAAGCGAGTTCTTGAACACCGCCTTGTGATGAGTCGGCATCTGGGTAGAGAGTTACTTGCCTCAGAAAACGTCCACCACATTAACGGAATCAAGGACGACAACAGGCTGGAGAACTTGGAGTTATGGACTACCTCCCAGCCATCTGGTCAGCGAGTCGCGGATAGGCTTGAATGGGCTAAGAAATTCATCGAGCTGTATGACGTTTTTTGAGTGTTTATGAAAGAGCGACGGGCACTGAAAAAAACCTTGTCCGCGCCATACTACCGATAGCGCCCGGACGGCATGGCACACTTGGTGAGAGTTCTTCGGACAGCTCTGGCTAGGTAAACTCAAGGCGGGCAGCCGCTCTTTCATAAGCACTTAATAGTTCGGAAGGCTGGCTGACATTCCTACTGTCGTTAAATCTTCCCACGCACGTGGAGAGCCTAAAGCGTGCCGCTGAGCTGGTAGCGTAATGAGATGGTGCAGGGCCACGAGACGACCGGCAACCCTGCAAAACCTTTACAGAGAGAGGAGAAGAGAAATGTTTCTCAAGTTCCACATCAGCGACAACACCAAGGTACTGGTGTCTCATCGGAACGGGTTCACCAACCCGCGGATGGTCGACGTCGTTCATGAAGGCGACATCAAGACCTTTAACAAATTCCGGCAGAACCTGAGTCAAGGTGACTTCTGGTTGAACCTGTTGAGCGAAGGCGAAGGCCTGAACATCAACATCCCGGTTACCTTCCGCAATCATCAGATGGAATTCCCGCTGGGTAACATGCCCCCGACTGCCAAAGTTTAATTTATACCCTCATAAAAAAATTTGGTTTGTATTATCTACACTTGTAGTACAGACTCAGAGGGTACTTAAACGAGAGAGGAGATCTACATGGCGCGTGCACGATATAAGACGTGGGGCGATTACCAGAAGCAGACCGTCCGCGAGTACAAACGAACCCCGACCCAGAGAAAAGCCAAACAGGTCATCATATCTCAGAATCGGGGGTCCGTGATTGTTAATCGAGAGGAGATCCCCAGCTTGATTAATGCTCTTCTCGCCATCGGAGATCTGAAATAATGGCAGGACAAATTGTAGGCTGGAAACAGTCCATCGGCAAAGCGAAGCAGCGCTTCAAAGACATCTCCAAGATGGCCAACACCGGGATGGTGTGGGAGCGTGAGAGCATGTTCGCCCTGCAGGCTGTCAAGAAGAGTGACTTCCTGCAGAAGTGTAACACCGAGTCCATCCGTGATGCTGTGCTGAACGTGGCCAGCATCGGTCTCTCCTTGAACCCGGCAGAGAAGCTGGCGTATTTGGTCCCGCGTGACGGTATCGCGGTACTGGATGTCAGCTATCAGGGCCTGCTCAAGCTGGCCACCGATTCCGGTTCGGTTATGTGGGCCAAGGTTGAGCTGGTCTACGAGAACGACGAGTTCGAATACCTCGGCATGAATACCATGCCACACTTCAAACCGTCTGACCCCTTCGATACTCACCGCGGTAAGCTGCGCGGCGCCTTCTGTGCCGCCCGCCTGTCGAATCAGGAAATGCTTATCGAGCTGATGGGGGTCGATGAAATCCACAAGGTTCGCGAGAAGTCCAAGGCCTACACCCGGAAGAAGGACGGCAAGCACAAGCCGTCCGGCCCATGGGTGGACTGGTACGAGGAGATGGTCAAGAAGACCGTCATCAAGCGCGCCTACAAGTCGTGGCCGAAGAGTATTCGCATGAGCGAGGCTATCGAGATCCTGAACCAGCACGAGGGTATCGACTTTGATACCTCCCCGGCCAGCAAGACAGAGGAAGCTGCTGTGCTGCTGGTCAATGATGCGCAGGCCAAGGAACTGACTGACCTCATAAACGCATCTCATGTGGACATAAATAAAATTTATAAGGCGTTCGAGATTGAGCACCTGACCGATCTGCCTGCCGAGAAGTTCGGCGAGTGCAAGGCCCGGTTAAATGCCGCCAAAGACGCATACGATAAGAAACATGCCAACAAGGGAGAACGACTCTGATGCGCCAGCTGCAGGCGAGCAATCACCCTCAGGGAACTGAGGAATGGTTTCGTGACCGGCGTGGTCGTCTGACCGGGTCGGATATGCGGACCATCATGAACGGCGGCAACAGGTCGTGGATCACCCTGTTGGAGCGGAAGAAGCACGAAATCGAATTCCCCGATGAGGCGCTGGGGGACGAGGCTGATGCTCCGTCCTTGCGCTGGGGGAATGAGAACGAGCCCCGGGCCATTGCTCACTATGAGTTGATCTACAACGTGGACGTGGAGCGGGTCGGCTTTGTCCCACATCCGACCGTGCCGTATGTTGGCTGCAGCCCGGACTTTCTGAACCGTGACGAGGGCGTGGTCGGCGAGACGAAGTGCCCGTACAACGAGGAAGTGCATGCCATGACCGTGGTGCACGGCGCCGGGGTGCAGGAGTACAAACCCCAGATCCAGTGTGAAATCTGGGTGACCGGCGCTGATGTGCTGCACTTCATCAGCTACGACCCACGGTACAGGGACCCGGCCAAGCAGCTGATCGTGATACCGGTCCTACCTGACGCGGCATACATCGAGAAGATGGAAGAAAAATGTGCCAAGTTCTGGGACTATCTGACCACTGATACCCGGCCGGCCGACTTCGGCGGGCTGGATGAAATACCGAAGCTGTTCTGAAATCGAGAGGAGAGAAGAGTGGAAATTGTACCCCAAACGGCAGTAACCGAAGACCACGTGAACCCGCTGTCGGTGAATGCCGACCAGCTGGAAGAGCAGGTCAATCTGGCCGAAGTCAATAACGATGAGTCACTGTCCAAGGCTGGCGATCTGTACAAAATTATCGACACCCAGCTGAAGAAGGGTGAGGACGCACGCAAGAGTCTGGTGTCCCCGTTGAACAACCACGTGAAGTGGATCAACGCCCAGTTCAAGCCAATCAGTGACCGCCTGACCGCTATTAAGAATACCCTGAAGGGTAAGATGGACGGGTTCGTGGCCGAGCAGCGCAAGATCGCCGAGGCGAAGGCCGAAGAGGAGCGGCGCAAGGCTGAAGAAGAAGCCATGCAGCGGGCCTCCGAGCTCGAGCAACAGGGTGACGCTGAAGCCGCGGCCGCTGTGATTGACGCGGCCGCTGACCTGCCGACCACGGTTCCCAAGGGTGAAATCTCCCGCGGTAACTACGGCAGCTCCACATCCGCCCGGGTTGATTGGAAGGGCGAATGCGTGAACCTGCAAGAGATGTGTGCCGCCATTGGCCGTGGCGACCTGCCGACCGAGTTCGTGTCGGTGAATCAGGCCAAGCTGAATGCGTTTGCCACCAAGAAGAAGGTCGAGAAGACTAACTGGGGTGTGCGGTTGTACAAAAAGGTTTCCGCCTCTGTGCGGTAAATGGGTGTGTCGATTGTCTGGACCGAAAAACGAAGGGGTTCGAGTCCTCCGTCCTTGCTGAAGGTGAAGGGGTGAGTGTGAGCATTGCGCAACTATCACTCATCGGTATCAGCCCGGGCAATCGACCTTAATTTTGGAGAATATTAATGCGTGAAGTAACGGTCGAATCCAGCGCTCTGTTGGCGTCATTGAAAGAAAATCGTGGTCAGCACGAGAAAGAATTCCGCCGCCTGAAACATGTCTACGTGGATACGGTGAAAGGCATCCTGACAAAGGCACTGGAAGAGCTGGGTGTCGGCGACATGCCTGTGTTGACGATTCCTGAGCAGCCACGCAGCCATCTGCGTGAATATGATCAGGCCATCCGGATGGTAGAAATGTCCACGGACACCAAGATCACGCTGTCCAATCGCGAATTCGCTGAGTTCGTGATGGATGAGTGGGACTGGAAGCAGCAGTTTGACCTGATGAAGACCGCCTACGGCGTATAAGTATTTCATTAACTGGAGATATTCATGACTACTAATGCAGATTTGCATGCCGCCTTGGAGCGTTTCGAAAGCGCCTATAACGAGGTGGCCGATATCATCCACAGTACCGCCGTGGAAAAAGGCTGGTGGGAAAAGCCGCCGGGTTTCCATGAAATCGAACAGCTGATCATTGATGGGGCAGCAGATTCCAGCACCGCCAATCGGTTGCTCAAAGCGGTGCGCGACATGGCGGAGCGCAACGAGGCGGAAATGATTTGTCTGGAGCACTCAGAGCTGTCTGAGGCCCTCGAGGCAATTCGTCATGGCAATCCCCCGGATGACAAGATCCCGGCCTTCACCAGCGTCTCCGTAGAGCTGGCGGATAACATCATCCGCATCATGGACCACGGTAAGGGCAAGGAACATGACGTCGCCGGTGCGCTGGTGGCCAAGATCCTGTTCAACATGACCCGTGCCTACAAGCATGGCGGGAAGAAATTCTGATGGAACAGTCCCGTATTGAGTCAATAGTCGAGCAAGTTTTGAACGTCGGTTCGGGGTGGATTCTGGCCCTGTTTATCTGGTCGTTCATCATTGCTCCGCGCTGGGGGTTTGCGGTCCACTTCGGTGACAACCTTGGAATCACCAGCATTTTCACTGTCGTTTCTGTGGTGCGTGGGTATGCGTGGCGTCGGTTCTTCAATGCGGGACTGCACCGTCTGGTTCATAAATTCGTAGGAGGTTTTTTTAATGGCCGGCGATCGACACAACGACGGTAAGCCGCGGCTCAGTTACGTGCTGGAAGCGCCTGACGCGATCTCCGGCATTGCTGAGGTGATGCACCACTCAACCCTGAGCGGAAAGTATGCCCGGGGAAACTGGAAGCAGGGGCTGTCATGGACCGAGACCGCAGATAGTTTGCTGCGGCATCTGACAGCATTCGTTAACGGTGAGGACATTGATCCGGATAGCGGCAAGCCGCACGTGGATCACATTAGCTGTAACGCTCTGTTTCTCGGGCAGTTCCATCGGACTCACCGCCAATTTGACGACAGGACAAAGGTAATCGAGCATGATTCAGCCGGCGATTAAGGTACTGGACCACGGGCTGGTCCGATTGGTGGACCATATGGGTAACGACCTGTCTATCGTGCGAAATGCACGAGTCTCCTACGACGCCGCGTGGCGGGCCGGGGAGAATAAGGACAGCGACACCCGTCTCATCAATTATCTGTACAAGAATGGGCACAATACCCCGTTCGAGGCGGTGACCTTCACCTTCGAAGTCAAGGCGCCGATCTTCGTATTCCGGCAATGGCATCGCCATCGGACCCAGTCCTATAACGAGGTGTCCGCCCGGTATAAGGAACTCCCTGAAGAGTTCTACGTGCCTGAACCGGAGAAGATCACCCATCAGTCCAGCGATAACAAGCAGATGCGTACCGACCAACCGGTCCAGCATGCTATTCAGGCGATGCAAATGATTCGCTTGCAGAACAAGAAGGCATTTGAGACATACCATGAGCTGCTGCAGCTGGGCGTGGCCCGAGAACTGGCCCGGTCCGTGCTACCGGTCGGCACATACTCGCACATGTTCGCTACCGTCAATCTGCACAACCTGTTCAAGTTCATGCAGGAGCGCCTGCACGATCATGCGCAATACGAAATTCGGGTCTACGCCAAGGCGATGCTCGATCTCATCACGCCGATCGTCCCTGTGGCGACGAAGGCATTCATGGTACACACACTAGGCTGGAGGGAAAGCTAATGGCACGTGGTGTCAACAAGGTAATTCTTATTGGAAATCTGGGGCAGGACCCCGAAGTACGCTACACGCCAAATAACACGGCGGTTGCCAACCTCAGTCTGGCCACATCGGAAAGCTGGAAAGATAAGAACACCGGCGAGCAGATGGAAAGGACCGAGTGGCACAAGGTCGTTTTCTTTGGCCGGATGGGTGAAGTCGCCGGTGAGTACCTGAAAAAGGGCTCCAAGATCTACGTCGAAGGCAAGCTGACCACCGAGAAGTGGACTGACAAGGATGGTAATGACCGCTGGACCACCAAGATTATTGGTCAGAGCATGCAGATGCTGGACTCCCGTGGTAACGGCGGCGATTCTGGCGGCGGCTACGGTGGTGGTCAGTCTGGTGGCGGGCAGGCAAGCGGTGGCCCGCCCCCGCAAACCGACTTTGACGATGACATTCCGTTCTAGTCTTTGGTTAATCGCATTCACCATCACTGTTGTTTATCTGCTGTGGTGGTGGATGGGGTTATTCGGGGTGGTGTTCTCTTCCCCTGTGGTAGGGTTCACCGTCTCATATTTACTCACGAAGAGAGGTGACAATCATGTGGTTTAAGAAGAAATTTGACTATGCAGAGCGCCAGCTCGAGCGGTTCTCTGCTCGCATCACAGAGCTGGAAGACATCGAGAAGGAGCGCGAGCGCCAGATCGATGAACTGATCGCCGAGAAGCGTAAGCTGAAAGAAGAAGTGGCCGGTCTCGAACTGCAGAAGAAGATTGAGCAGGAAGACATCGAGCACATGGTGACCATGCAGAAGGAAAAGCTCGAGCTCGAAAAAGAGCGGGCCATCATGGAATCCAAGCAGCAAGCGCAGGATGAAATCAAGTCCATCCGCGACGAATGCACAGAAAAACTGCAGGGTTATCTGGAGCAGTCCATCAAGCAGGGTGAAGAGCGTTACAAAGAAATCCTGTCCAAGCTGGCTGACGTAACCATCGCTGCCGACCTGTCGCCGGGCCGTCGCGACCGCGACTAACCGATGCCATTCGGCGCTATAGGGTTTGCTCTGGGGTTGGCTTCGGCCTTCCCCAGATCTTATGGGAGCTCGAAATCAATGGGATATAGTCATAATCGCAGGTTTCACGGCGACTCCAGAGACCCCAGAAATACTCAGGGGGTTGTCGCGGCATACCATGGCCGGCACGATAATTATGAAATGCGTATAGAACCAAGTCCGCAGACTCTTGGGCAAAAGTTGGTCGTCAGGTCACGGCGCTTCTCCCGGGTCATGACATTGGAATTACCCCCGTACATGTCCCCATATGAAATATTGCATGGCGCCACCCGGGAAGCCAAGCGTTTCGTGGAATATGCGTGCGACAGGATGGACCGTGATCTGGACAAACTGGAGATGGAATCTGCGCAGCACGTTCATATCAACATGTATATGGATGGCACTGAGCGAGTGGCCAAGGCGGAGACCAAGGCCCCGGGCAGGAAGGCAAAGTCCGTGGATTATGTAAAAAACGGCAGCGGATCCATACGAGAACGGCTACAGAAGAACACGGACCACTGGCTGCGCGACGCCAAGAGGATGCTGCGTGGCTAACTGGGGCGACCATCTGATGCGTGACCCGATGCACAAATTATCAGAGCAACTGATGGACCACTTTATGACACCATCAACGGTTGGATCATGGTTGAAAGAGTTAAAGGAATCGACGCCAGCACCGTCAACGATTAGGCAAAAGCTGCAGCAGGAAACGGATGAATGGCTGGCAGATATCCAGAAAATCACCAGACCGAAGAAGAAATCGGAGTCGGTTAAAATGAAGGCCGTGGACTGGGCAAAGATAAGTGACCTTCCCAGTCATGATCATTGCAGCATGGCGGACAAATATCGGGATGATATCGCACGATTCCGTCGCGAAATGCTGGAGAGTGATTTTATGCGTGACGAGCTGGTGTACGGTAATGCAGCACGACATACCGGTACCTCCGCGTCCGCCATTAACATAGAACGACAGCGGGCCAAGATGGACATTGACCGGGCCCGGGCAATGCTCAACCAGCATATACAGATGGAACAGATGCGGCTTGAGCAAGAGTATATGAGGGTACAACCCAGCATGATGTACGGGGCAAAGCCACTGAAACCCGATAATTATTTTCTGCGTAACTTATTGGATGTCACATGAGCGAGAAGATTGAGCACTGGATTGGCGCAGCTGACCTGTCAGATTACGGGGAGTCCTCAGGAACTGGCCCGTGGATCAAGCTACGCATGCAGATCGAGAGCATGCCGAAATGGCGTGGCGTCAAGGGAAACCTGTACCAGATACTGGCCTGCCTGCTGCGAGAAAACGCCGGCGGCGATCTGGAACTGGTGAAGGACATTATCTGGCGCAATGAAGGCCAGATGCTGGGGTTCGGCGAGTCAGACTCCAGCGGTTGCTGGATTAAATTCCGGGTCGACCCACGGGATCTGGACTTCTTCCGTGGCAACAAGGGTCAGGCCTACTTCTGGAAATTCATCGATACTGACAACCTCGAGGGGGTCGTGAATGCAGAACGAGCTACGAAGACTGAGAAAGGTCCGTATGGCACAGAAGTTAAACGGCTGCACCAGTATGGTTTCTTTCGCGCCACGCCAGTATGGGAAGTACTTGGCACAGATGAGTCTTATCAAAGCTGGACTCGCCGCCAACCGTGTATTGTTACTGGTGGCGTCGACTGGGATGAGAAAAAGGGTGAGGGCCGAACTGAGTACGCTCATGTCCGAAGGAGTAGTGATTCGGGAACGGCCTATAAACCCAGATATCGTGGGGTTCCTCTTGTCCATGAGATACACTCCCAGTACCAGCACCAGCATGGGGAAACGGCCGCCTACAAATACTACATCAACCGTAAGAGGCGGAAACTGGCGGTCACCCCTGAGTTGGCAAAAGCGTGGTTTGACAAAAAAGCTATCGAGAACGTGGAAGCATGGGCCCACGAGGCGCTCTGCAAGGAACTGGGCGTCCCGTCTCTCACGATGGCGTCGCCGGTGATGGTGCGCAAATGGGCCGAGGAGCACAACCTCACCCAGTACCTGCCGAAGGTGTACCGGGAAGCGCGATGAACAAACGGGATCCGCAGGACAGCTGGATGATGTTCGCCTGTGAATGCGGTCATATGCAGGTTTTTGATGCGGACTTCGAGGACCCGACCACGACGTCGGGTGCCTGCAAAGCCTGTGGTGGTACGAAATGGCAGATGCTCCCCCGGGATGAGTACAAGACATCAGACCATTGGCGGATGCAGTGTCTGGCGGATTATGTCCTGAAGATGGGCAGCTTCGAACGGATGCGCGCCTTCCTCGACCGGTTCGAGAAACGTAACGGCAAGGCAATCGGCGGTCGGTTACGTCAGATGTGCCGCCAGCAGTACGACTCGGCTAAAGGTAAGGGTCAGACGTCCCGAACAGGCGAACGACAAACAGCAAGGCCAAGAACCCCCACAACGAAATAGTCCAGACCTTGCGCCACATGGTGGTCCGCTTGAATTTTTTCACCCGCATTATTTGCTCAACCTCTCGTACCGTTTCTTCTTCATCTTGTTATAGATCCGGCTGAATTCCTGCATTACCTTCTCCCGGCGGGCTTTCAATGCCTTGATACGGTCATGCTTGACCCGCTTCGGCATGTCTTCCTTATTCTGCAGGTAGTGGATCTCAGTGTTCAGCTTCTTGATCTGCTCGTTAAACCGCTTCATCTGGTGCTCGCCCATCCAGATCAGCTCGTAGTTATTGCGCTCGAAGTCCCGCACCAGCAGCGCGTCCTCCTTGCTGGCGACCTCCTTCTTCATTTTCTGGTGGGCCTTGGTGATCTGCTCGACCTCGGTGCGCTGGTCGTAGAAGGCACGCGGCACATCCCATTCGGTACGCTCGCCGATAACCTTCCGAGCAAATGGCACCTTGTTGTAGGGAATCTCATCCCCATAGGCCAGCTTATTGTACATCAGGGTCGGGTATTCCACGCCCATGCGGGAAATGAATGCCCCGGCGCCACCGGTCACGAAGTTGATCCAGTGATCCATTGTCTCCGGCGAGATATCGATGAGCCCGGATTCGTACTTGCTGCCACCGGTGAGGCTGTTCAGCTGCTCGGCGAACCACTTGGTGGCCGGGTTGACGCTGCTCCAGTACCGCTGGCTGTCCGGAATCTGGGGACCGAAGGCCGGCTGGTCCGGCATGATCGGGGACCCCATGAAGTTCTCGTTGGTAGCCAAGTCGACAATCGGGTCGGTGATGGTCGGGGAAATCATCTTCGCCAGCATGACCTCCATGTAGTCACTGTCCGAGTTGCCGATCGGGTTGAAGGAATCGATGAGAGTTACGGCGATGTTTACAGCTACCTTACCCAGTTTTTCGGGCGGCGCATGGATGGCGTCGCTGATGCTCATGCCGACCACGTGCGGTACGTTGTACCCGTACGGCAGCGGGAACTGGAACCGGTCCTGACATTCTCCCAACGGGTTCATGACAATCAGGTTGCGGCGCTTAATCCAGTCCGGGATCTTGTCGTAGCAGTTCTCCCCGTCCTTATCGATGCCGGCCATCAGGCGGTTCAGCTCGGTCAGGCCGAACGCGGCGACCGCGATTCCGGCCAGCACTTTCTGCACCCGGGGGCTTTTGGCCGCCTTCCACATGGTGGCGGTGCCCTGAACGCTGGCGTTATAGAACAGGTACAGGGCGTTTGCCAGCGTACCCAGCTCGCCCTTCCGGTTGAAGTTCACGGTCAGGTTCTTGGCGATCGTGGCCGCCTGCTGGTCTGACATACCCATCTCAATGGCATTCTTGAATACAGCCAACCGGGCCGCATTTTCCACAGAGGCGTTGACATCCATGACATAGTCCTTAACGCCTTTCACGACGCGCAGGACCTTGGCGTAGTTGTCACCCTCCAGCATACGGATATCATTGTTCAGCCGGGCCCGCTTGGACTCAATAGTTTCCAGCCCGAAGAACCCGATCTTGCCACCAGACTCAGAGAACCGACGGAACCACTGGACCCACTCAGACCCATGCTCGGGGTTACGCAACCCCTGATAGATGCCCTTCACAGAACTCGGAATGTCCTTGATCATGCGCTTGGCCAGCTCTGACGGGTCCACTTCGGTACGAGCCTGCAGGTTGATCAGCGCGGTCTGGATGTCTCGGGCCGCGTTGGAGATAACGAACTCGGGGTTGTAAGCGGTATTAACCGCAGCGAGGAACCGGTTGAAGGCAGCCAGTGTCTGGACAATGGCGCCAGCTTTTTCGACGCCAACATTGGTCATCGCCCGGGCCAGCAGCGGGTCCTTGATTTTGATGTACTTTTCCTGCCCGTCGATTTTCACGGACATAACGTCATCTGCCAGCTTGAAGAACGGGTCGCGACGGTAGGCCACCTCAGCGGTTCGCTCGTCATAGACCGGGCGAGTCGGCACGTCTTCAGGGTTTTCGATAACCTGCCACAGGTCCGGGTTAGGGTTATCCCGTACAAAATTCAGGAAAGCCTGACCGACGGTATTCTTTTCTGCCCGGATGATGGTCTCCTCCATCTGCAGAATACTGTAGATGATGGGGCTGTCAGCCCGTGAGCGGCGACCCAGAGCCCGTTTGGACTCCCGGCCCTTGATACTGAAGCCGCGACCGATGCGCTGGAACAGGCCACCGTCTTCCTCGTAGAAGCCACGCAGCGGGACATAGTGGCCGTATTTCTCGCTCCACATGTCGATATTCTTCTGGGGTTCCAGTCCCGCTTTCTTCAGCAGCTTGAGGCGGGCGTTGTTGATCCGGTAGACCAGCTTGGCCAACTCCATCTTCTCGTTGTAGGTTCCGTCATTCTTGGCGATCTGGATGATGGCCTCGGCCTCGGCGTCGGTCATCCCGGATCCCATGACGCCCTGTTCGCGCAGGGTCGGGTTAATTTCCTGAATGTGCGCGTTACGTTCTGGGGCGTGCATGGCGTACAGAAACTCATCGAGCTGGTCCAGCGTGATGTCAGACTCACTGACAGCCTGCAGGAGCGGTTTCACGTACAGGTCCTCGAACTTCTCCAGCTCGTACTCTACTTTCCCGTGATACAGCTCCTCCTTCAGGTAGGCGTCGGTTTCTGGGTCAACGGTTACGTCCGGAAGCTCCTGTATCACCCGGAGGCGGTCGTATTTGTCCTGCAGCTTGCGTACCAGAGAGCGCCACAATGTTTCACGTGGAACAGCGAACGGACCGTCTGACAGGTTGCCGCCCTCCTTGGAGCGGGACGCCATGGCCCGGCCTTCCTGCATCGCCTTGTTCCGGCCGGCACGTACCGCCAGTTTCATCCGGCCCAGAAGCCCGGTGATTTCGGTGTCGGTTACCTTCAGGCTTGGGAAAAACTTCCGCAGGAACTGGCGTACCAATGAGATGGCACGCTGTACCCACGAAGCGCGGGGATTGATTTCGGCTTCATGGGCCAGAAATTCTTCGGCGGCGACCAGCCGTCCTTCCCGGGTGCGCAAGTCCAGATCATATTCCCGGGCAATCGAGCGCAGGCGCGGCTTGTTGACTTCCGCATTGAAGATCTGGAGCAGCAACGGCTCGATCTGCTTCGGTTCCAGCAGCTGGCGCAGGCCATAATGACCAATCATTTCATGGAACAGCAGGCGCTGCGCATGTTCAGGACTGCCAATCCGGTCGGCGATCATATAGACCTTGCCGGTATTGGTATCGAACAGGCCGTCGGTTTCGTCCTCGGCATTCTGAGACCGCAAGAAATCCTGCAAATGGTTGGGCAGCTGGTCGAAGCTATCCAGCACCTCAATGTCCGGGATATTGGTCCACGTGTTCATGATGTGACGCAGCGAGTCATAGATCTTGGAGACGCTCATGCCACGCTTGGCAGCCTTGCGGGCCATTTTCGGCTGATTCAGCCGCTGGGCATTGATGGCAGCCTGCAGCTCTTCACGGGAGGTCCGCTTCCAGCTGGTCAGGTCCACGCCCTTGGTGGGTTGGCGACCCTGCGTGCGAGCCATGTCCTGCTCGGTTGACTCCAGCATCTGCAGAATAGCTTTGACCTCTGGCAGCTTCCCGGACGGGTCGAAGCCAAATTCACCCGGGTCACCAAAATCTCCGGTCAGCACCCGGTACAGAGCATCGCTGATGTTCGTGTTGTATTCCCGGGCAAAATCCACCGGATTCACGTCGATGCCGAGCTCTTCCATCAGCATCCGTTGTACGCGGAAGGTGACGTCTTCCCATTCGACGGCGCGCTGTGCCTGAGCCAGTGTCAGCGGGGCCACCTCGAAGTCGATCTGTTTGGGCGGCTTGCCACGCTTTGAGACCCACGTGCGGCCCATACGGCCTTCACGGCGGCCATCGCCGTACTTGGCCTGCATGATGTCCTCGGTGATGCCGTGCGCCAGTTCGTGGACGATACGCCACTGACGGGTGTACTCGGTATCCTTGAAGGACCCGTGCGCCACCCGGGGGTCGTAAATCCACAGTACCCCGTCCTTGTAGCCCTGTTTCTTCAGCTTGGGAATAGCAAATTCCACACCGGCCTCAGGGTCTTCGTGGAAGGCGAAGTATTTCACCTGATACCCGAAATCGTTCAGCAGATTTTCGACGAGGGTCGGGTCATCTACCAGCGTGTCGAGGTTGTAGATCTTGAGTGAGTCGGTGGAATCTTTCCCGGGATTGATGGCGCCGAACCGGCCATACACATCGGTCAGCGCGGCGTCCGGGTTGTTCAGTCGAGATAGGGGTACTGGTGCGGCAAGCGGCCCTTGGTACGACGTGTTCCATCCGTACTTTCTTGCGACGGTTTGGCCTGCTTCGATTGCGGCTTGGCGCCGATCACGAATCCACGGGAGTAAATCGGGTCGTCCGAGCTCGCTGATTTTAGCGGCGTATTCCTGACCTTCGGTAGCTTTTGTCCAGTCATTTGAGTGGTACCCTCCTTCTGCCTTGAATTGTGTGAATTCAGGGATATCGAAACCAGTGAAAGTATGCACCACCTTGGTCATTTTGTCGATAAAATCTTTATCTGACGTCAGGAACGGCTTACCGTTTTCGTTCCGGAAATTGATAAACCGCAGCTTACCGTCGACCAAAGTGAATTCGACTCCGGGCAGGAACTGGTTTGAGTGGTCATAGAATTCCATCGCCATCTGGTCAGTAATCGGACGGTCGGCAGTAATTTGCAGACCGACGGCAGCTTTCTTACCAGTTAGCGTGGGGTCAGCGCGGTGCCACGGCACAGCGTCTTGGGTGAAAATCATGCCCACAATGTTGGCGTACAGGTCGGCCAGCTGAGGATCGTAGGCGCCTTCAATCTTCTCGGCCACGATGTGGGTCAACATGTTCGGGCTCACGGCCAGTTCGAAGCTGCCCATGGACTGCTCAGTCCGGGCCAGTGGTGCGCCCAGCTTCTCGATAACCATGTCCTGCCCATCACGGCCGGTGATCACATCCAGCATAGCCTGATTGAAGTCAACGACTTCGTCGGTGCTGGCGGTATGGATACCCGGGAACATTCCGGATGAGACCGACGGACGGGCCTCCCATGTCACGCTTTCGGTGGCACGGTTCAGGTATGTCGCAAAATCGACCGGCGCCGGCGGGACAAACTTGCCCTTAACCTTCTTGGCGGCATCGCTATTCCGGGCATAGAACCACAGCCCAGCCTGTACCTCACGCGGCAGATAGCTGGTGCCATGCTTGGCATTGTAGGCCTCGGTGATATCGATGGTCAGATCGTGGGCAAACGCATACTGCCCGGCCCCGGCCCTGACACCGTCAGCGCTTTCCGGATAACCGAACAGGCGCAGCATCCAGCGGTCCTGCGTGCTGGCGTTGTCGAAATAATTGGTGCCGAAGGTGGCGTCGTGCAGGTTCATATAGAACGACATCAGCTTGTTATCGACGCCGGGCACAGAGACGTCCATGGTGGGCGCTTCCAGAATGCCACGCACCAGCTTTTTGGTGCGGTTCGGGAACCGTCCAGCCTCAGGCTCCATGTTGCCCCGGGAGATCTCGTAGATGGATTTTACGGCCGCGGTGGTATTACCGCCGACCTGATTGGCCTGTGAGTACAAGGACATCAGGCGCACCAGATTCTCAGCGGTCTGGCGATCGCCGTTGGCGGCCTTGCGGATGGCTTCCCCGGAACGGTCGTACCACTCCATGGTGAACGGGGTCTGGGCCAGCGGGTCTTCCAGAATATTCAGCATGCGGCGAACCAGCCCGGCGCGCTTCTGCATCGAGTTGATGCCCGGGGGAGCCCCTGACAGGTCGCCCTTCGCGTTGAACTTGCGGGGCTTGGCAGTGCGCCGGTAAAGGGTGTCTGCCTGAGATTTGGCGTGCTTCTCCGGAACGATCGTGATGCCCTCGGGACTGAACATAATCACGTCACCGGTGTCATCGGATATGGCAGCGTCGTAACCCTGCCGTTTCAGCTTCTTCAGCAGCTCCGGCTTGTCACGAAGCGTCCGCCAGTCCTCATCCATAATGGTGACCGGGTTCTTGTAGTCCAGCTTGGCCTTAATGACCCGCTTGCCATGCTGTTTCGCAACCGACCGGCTCCGGGTGAAGTGGCCAGCCACCCCTTCCTGAGTCTTAAACTGGTCAAATTCGGCGTTGGTTCCGTGATAGTAGGCCTTGTTGCCGCGGCTCATGCGCACGCCCACATCCTGACTAGCTTCGCCGAACTGCTGCTTGATGGCCTCGGAATTCGGGTAGGTGATATCAATCAGGCCGCTAATGAACGGGGACTTCCCGGGCTGTTCCGCGTTGCGCTGGTCATACGACTGCGGCTGCAGATATGTTTCAGTAAAGCCCATGGTCTTGGTGCCATATTTGGCATCGACATTCTTGATAACAACCGGGACTTCCTTGATGCCGGCCCGGGCCAGTGCAGCCATACGGTGGCGGCCTTCATGCCCGACAATCTTCGGGATACCGCCATCCTCGGTGCTGATATGCAGGAACGGAGTCTGGATCTCGTTGGCCAGCTCCTCGGTATCTAGCGGGCCAGTTTCGCCATATATGGTTCGCGGGTTACCGGTGGCGCGTACAAAGTCATCCGGGTTGATGTAGGCCATTCCTGCGATCACCCGGCCGTCCGGGTACGCATATTCAGAAAAGATGTTCCGGATCCGGTCATCGGTCAGGCCTACCTTGTCCTGCCCCATCTGGATATTTTCTTCGGTGGTGCGCTGGGCGCCACGAGACAGCTTCGGTTCCTGCAGGCCATACTCGGCAGCAACGGGCTCAGTCTTCTGGCCGGTTTGCACCCAGTTCTTGAATTCCTCGATGGGCATGGCAACGATGGAGTCCAGCCCCTTCCAGTCCTTCGAGTAATTGTTCATGTAGACCTGACGGGCCTCTTCCTCACTGTTCACGCCGAGGACGGCCTTGTGCTCATCGAACTTCCCGGTGGTCGGGTTCTTCTGGTCCACCACGTATACGGTGTCAGTGTTCTCGGCATTCGGACCAAGGAAAACGTCGACCTCTTCGCCGTCGGCTCCCTTGGTCATCTTGATATGGCCGTAGGGATTCTCCATGGTGTTGTCCCAGACATTGCCATTCTTGTCAGAACCGGTGCGCACGGTGCCACGCGGGTTCTCAATGGCGATATCCAGTCCCTGCACGTTCACGACGCCGGGTTCCTGCGGGTTGGCTTTGGTCTGTTCCTCGGCCTTGGCGATGTTCAAGCCATATTTCTGTTCAGCTTGCTGGAAGGCAGCTTCCATGGCGGTCGGCTCTTTGCCGGTGACCTGACGCTCTGCGGCACGGTTTTCCAGCGCTGACTGGACCTTGTCCGGCGCGGTCTCAGGCCGGGCGTTGTCCTTCTCCAGCTGGGAGAATCCGAGGTCCTGCTCCAGCGCCTTCATGGTTTTCTGGTCAGCCTCGTAGATATCAAAGGCTTCTTTCACGGAGCGGCTATAGTCCTGCTGCGCTTCGCCAGCCGCATCGGTGGCCTGCTGCAGCTCGGAGTCTGGCGCATTCTCCTCGGCCAGCTTGTTCAGGCGGTCAATCGCTGCCTTCAGCCGGTTCCGGGAGGTATTGATGCGCTGCTCATGGATGCCACCAACTGAGGCGGCAACCATGTCAACCGGGGCAGTGATCGCCTCGCCGGCTGCTTCAGCCAAAATCTGGCCCCATTCCAGCGGGCGGCCAGCAGCGAGCTCTCCACCACCTTCGCCGATAGCACCCATGGTGCCTTGCACGGCAGTCTGGACCGGGACATTAATGACATGGCGCGCAACCACATTCGCAACAGCCTTCGGTACTAGGGTGCGGCCAGCCAAACCGAAGCTCAGGCCGTCCAGCAAACCAACAACGGCAGCATGGGCTCGAGCTTCCTTGGTGATCTGCTTGTACATCTGAGGGTCAAGCAGCGCGTTTCGGACAGCTTCAATATTGTTCGTGTCGACCCCGTTACGCTGCAGAGCTCCCTGCAATTCAGCGGCAAAGTCGACATTGTAGGAGCCTTGACCTGTGGCCAGCATGCCAAGCCACGGTCCACCAAGAGCGGCAGCCACGGAGCCCTTGGCCAGCGGCTCAGCCATCATCGGCAAGGAGGTGGTTCCCACTTCACCGACAAACGAGACAGGGTCGCGCTTCACATAACCCCATGCGGTTTTGAAGTCGTTTGCTTTGAAGGCTTCTTCCGCTACGGGAGCGGTCTGGATCTTGGCGGCCTCAGCCCCCTTCTTCGTAGAAATAGTCAGCAGGCGGTCAATCTTGTCACGCTCACGCTGCAGGGCCTCACCCATAACCCGAGGGTTGGATGACATGGTCTTGCCGGTTTCACTGATTAGCGGACGGCCAGCTTCATCAGAAGGCTCGCCCGGGCGCGCACTAATGGCGCTGCGCATCAGTGGTTGGTTACGTTGTACGTCAGGCATTTGCGGGGCCAGCGAGGCGGAGCGGGTCTTCGCTGAGGTCTCGGCCTCATCAATCGAATTGAATCCCTCCAGCTTGCGACCGGTTTCCGGATCCACCCCACCATTCTCAATAATGATGCGTTCCGCTTCGCGCTGCGTAACCTGCTTCCCATTGTACATGGACGGGATATTGGTCGGCTTACCGCCATTAATTTTTGGGTTGGTTACCGTGATGGTGCGTTCGGTCGAGAACGACCCGTCCGGGTTGCGGACAATCGGGCGTCCTTCTGAGGTGTATTTCCCGGTCGGGACATCCTCAGCGGTCATGCGGTCGGTATAGTCTTCGCGCAGGCCGTGGTAACGGCTGGCAATATCCGCAGCGCCGCTCATGGCCTTGGCGCTTTCCAGCTGTTTCATACCGCGGGTCAGGCGCTCGTCGACCACCTCACCGGTCGGGCGGGCTTCATACTGTGCCTGACGATAATCGAAGTCAGCATAACGGGTGTCCGCGTCGAACTTCTCCCGGACCAGATCCATCGACATCGGTTTCCCGGTCTGTTTCTGGAGTTCCTGTACCCGGGGAGCGACTACATCCTCGAAGTATTTCTGGCGGACTTTTTCTTTTGTCGCAGAATCGAGCTTCTGAAACCGCTCATCCTGCACCACTTCTGCCCAAGTTTTGGACATGACCTACTCCTGTTACCAGAGATTGCCCCATGTAGCCGGGTCATCCGGAATAATCGGTTTTGATTCTTGTGCTACGCCACCTGCGCCACCAGCGTCCGCGCCCGGTGCGGGTACCGGTGCCGGGGTCCCGTCATCAATACCGTACATGGACTTGCCGACGGCCTTTTGTGCGTCGATTACCATTTCCTTCGCTTTTGCCCACAGCTGATCTTCTGTCATTTTGTCAGGGGCATCGAACATCTTGGCCTCATTAGCCTTAGCCAGAGTAGCATAAACCCGGGCGGTAGCTGCAGCGGGATTGGTCTTCGACATGTTCAGAATGTAAGCGGCTTTCTTCCGGTCCCCGAAGATTTCCGTGTACCGGTCCAGCAACTGGATGGAAGCCGGAGCCTGCCCACTCTTTCCGGTGGCGTCAGTCCAGCGTACGCCGGCGATCGCCGCCAGCATCTTGTCCTTGGCTTCGCCCGGGATTTCTTCCCCATTCGGGCCGACCTCGGTCCAGCGCACAATCCCGGTCTTCTGGTTGTAGTTCAGGCTGCCCGGTTTGATTTTCTGGCTACCACGGGAATTCCATGCAGCTTCGGCGTCGCTTAAGCGACCCGACAGAAGGAGCTTGGTGGCTTCGGTCATCCCTTCGGCGGCAGCCTTGCGACGCATCGCGTCCAGCTGCTGTTTGCGGGCTTCCATGGTTACGCCATGCAGGTCGGTGGTGCGCTGCTCTTGTGCTTGAGCACGTTGTTCCTGCGCATCGTAACGGCGCTGGCCTTCGGCCTCCTTCTCGGCGCCACGAATACCGGCGGTCACGTCGGCTGCGGCTTGTCCCAGTCCATACTGTGCCATGTCAGTTCTCCTGATTAATAATTGAGGCCGTAATTCTGCTCGGCCAGCTGCAGATCCTGCTGGGATCCGGTGTCGACACCAGAGATACCGCTGACATTTTGGCCAGTGTTGTCTCCGTAGCTGTCAACTGCCCGGCCTGCCCAGTACCCGGCGGCGCCCATGGCGTTGCCTGCTTGCATTCCGTACTGAGTCGCTTGTTCTCCGTAGGTCTTAGCCTGCTCCCCATAGGTCTGTCCGGCCTGACCCAGCGTGGAGGTAGCGGTTGCCGGCAAGCCACGCCCCAGACTGGATGCGGCGATCTTTCGCGCCCACATCTTATCGTCTTCCTGTTGTCGGGCGGCGTTTCGTGCCCCGACCTCTGCCTTGGCCCGGTCCAGCTCGGTGACCCGACGCATGTCGGAGTAACGACCGGATGACGGGTCCAGACCATAACGTCCCGCTGCGCGGGCCGTGGCGGCTTCACTCTGAGCGAATGCCTTGTTGACATCCGATGTTGCCCAGCCTTCAGCCTTGGCGTAGTCAGGCGCCTGCTGCGCTTCAGCGACAATCTGGTCTTCAAGTGGCGCATAAACATCCAAGAACCGTTGCCATTGCTCATCGGCGATATTCTGTTGCTTCTCAGCGACCGCGGTTTGCCGGTCCATGTATTGTCCCTGCTGGGCCTGCGCCGACTTACTGGCATCGGAGGCCTGCTTCGCCCCGATCAGTGAGAGAGCCCCACCAATTACGGCGCCCCAGAACCCGAACTCAATCAGCGTATGAGGAAAGATCAGGTACTGAAACAGTTTCTTTGTGGTCAACATTGCGCTTCCTACCTTGGGATATCTGTTTCATTAATTAAACCCAGATCGACGAGGTCCTGATACGTCACTACCGCATCAGTCTTCCTGCCGGTCACTTTCCTCTCTCCTCGCCAGACCTCGAGCGTTTCTTTTATCGGGTCCAGAATATCTTTCTGTGGAGTACCAAGCGGTATCTCCGGTATCGATGGCAGCTTAAGGGCCATTGTCCATTAACTCCCTGATTGAGGTCGCCAGTGTCACGGTCTGAATCGGGTAGATCCCTGACAGTTCGACCTCGTATTCGTCGTATCGCGTAATCGACGGCAGCCTCAGCGGCAGATTATTCGATACAGTAACATTATGAATGAGGTTACCATTCCCGTATACCTTCAAGATGTATTCTGCTGACTGCGGAATATCCGGCAGCAGGTACAGCTCGTCACCATTCACTGGCAGCGTATTGATCGCGGTGGCATTGATGGCACCATTCACCTCACCGGCGGCGATCTTGTCGGCGTTTAAGCCGCTCAGGTAGGCGCGCTCAGCGTTGATGGCGTCAATTTCAGCCTGTGTCAGGGCGGCATCGAAAGTAGCGTATATCCGGGCCGCCGTGAATTTCATCTTGGTCGGCAGCTTGAAGACCTTCGACCGCCATGTGTACACCAGCCGGCTACCGCCGCTATTGAATTTCTTGATGTTGGTCTGATTCGTCGCCGCGTCGTAGATGGCGAAATACATCAGGTCCGTTTCAGGATCCACCCAGACCGCCACCACGGAATACTGCAGCGTGGTCGGGCCAGACAGCTCCGGGTCGAACACCATGCCAATGTCGCTGTTTTCGAAGAAGATTACATACTTTTCGTCATACTGTTCCGCAACCGTGGCCAATGGGGTCAGGTCCTGCCACTCTTCCCGGGTAAACAGCTTGTCAGTGATCAGCTTGGTGCCGCTCTGGCCAACGTAGAACAGGCCATCTGGGCAGGCATAGGTCACCCCGTCCCCCATGTTGACCATGCTCCGCTTGGAGATACAGGGCTGGCGATGCGGGATCTTGATAACCGACATCGACCCCGGCGTCAGACCGGTAACAAGGTACGGGTTTGACGTGGTGGTCACGACCAGAGAACTACCGAAAGACTTGATGGCGACAATGTCATACGGGAAGGTTAGGCGGTACTTGCTGGGCCACGCATACGGAAGGTACGGCTCGCTGAACATGACCTCGTTTCCGTAGAATCCGGCCATGATGCCGTTCGCCATTGAGTCCAGCCCAATCATATTGGTATCAGGCGGCGCCCAGTCTGTCGTGATCAGCGCCTCACCGAGACTGCCATTGGCGATGGCGTCATTATACTGCGGGGTGGATCCGTTGATGGTCACCTCGGCAACGAACAAATATTCTGCCCCGGTCACACCAGATGACACGCGGTAAATGCGCCATTTTGTGATGTTCTTGTAATATCCGACCCACGTCTGGTCCATGGTGGTCAGGTCCACGGAACCGGTGGAGAAGTCGGCGGCCACGATATTGGATACCGGGCTCGGTGCGCTTTCCTCGCCCCACTCGTTGACGAAGGTGTACACGTAAGCGGTGTTGACTGGGGTGGTATGGGTACCGCTCAGCGCAGCAGTAGGTGCCGTGGTTGGCGTCGGTACGCCAGCAAGGTAAGACTCGGTCGGGTATTCGGCCGCATTCCGGGACCATGTGCCACCACTGGTGTATGCGGTATACGTGGTGCCATCTTCATTATCAAGGGTGAAGTTGTCTTCATCCACATAGGTAATCGTGAACCAGCGCCCATTGAGCTCTGTCATTCCGACAATCCCGGAAATATAGACATGGCACCCGGTGTACAGGCCGTGCTTGGCGCTGGTGATCTTTACCGGGTTAGTGGTGGTGGCGGCGGTAATGCTGCCAGTTCGTGTAGCCGCATTAACCAGCGTATTATCAGTAACGCGCATCCCCGGGGCCAGCCCGGTAAAATAGGTACGCTCAGTCAGGTCGCCGGCAATCGGGGTCTTTTCGATGTCCAGTTCCTGATTCCACTGCAGCCAGTACCCGGCAAGGTTGTAGATGGAACGGACTTCGCCAGTGATAGCGAGTGTGGTTTCTTGGGAGTTATTTTTCCAAGAATGCAGGGCGCCAGACGTCAGCTTGCAATTTTCTGCCAGCTGCGCCTGATTCGAATTGAGGTACTGCGGGTCTACCTTCGGAGCAATCCCGCTAAACCCCCTCACCTTTATCACTGCCATCTTTTGTCAGCGCCTTCTTAATAGATTCGTTGCCGATCATCAGGCCGTCCCCGATAACCGCTGCCAATTTGGTGACGTTATCCGATACCTGATCCCGCATCGCGCTAATTTCTTCAGCGGGACGGTTGGCCGCCCTGATCACTTCTGTCAGGAACACAGGCAATGCCGCCTTGCCGCATTGCTTCTGCACCCGCTCTTCCCCGGTCTGGAGGTTCGTTTGGACAAACTCCCACCACCACGGGCACCCGTTCTCATCATTTGATTTCGGGCATTTATGGCACTTCTCCGCATTCTTGTAGATCATGCGCTTTTCCTCTCTCTCGATTCCCACTCTTCAACTGGCACATGCAGGCGATAAATCCACATATACCGATTCTTTGTGCCAGTATTCTCTGACACCCGGTGACGATTCAGGCATGGGTTATAGGCATGCAGGTCGCCCTCATCACAAACCCGGTCGGTATCATTTAATTCCAGAATACCGCCGCCACCAGAGTCCTGAATCAGGATATTAAATGTCACGATATCTTCACCGGGATCCTGATGCAGGTAGGTGTCTCCACCGGGCATGGTCGCCACAGCAATCATGCCATCTTTGGCTCCGTACCCGGGGTTCGTGACCTGATGTCTCTTGTCCTGATAGCCGTATAAATATTTGATTCTGTTAAAAACATCATACGCGACTGGCGGAAAATCCATATCGCTCCAGTCTGCATTGCGCCGGGTTGTCTTCCTGAAAGTTGCATCCTGTGTCCGCCCATTAATTTTGGTTATCCCATCGACGAGATTCTTGCCGTCACGCAGGCTCGCCTCGAACCAGCTCAGAAACTGCAATCGTTCATCTTCGGTAATAAATCCCTTAATCAGGTCAAACCGGCACATTGTTATACCTTCAGTTTTTTCACCACGAACTGCCGTTCACGTGGGGCATCACTTCCCCATGCCAGACGCCGCAATTCCGCTGGGTCCGCATTCGGGTCGAATGGCAGCGGGACGCCATCAATGAACTCAGGGATTTCCCCATTCTCGTCACGTATAGCCCAGACACAAAACTGCGTGGTGCCATCTTCCAGCGCCACGAAGGAATGCTCCAGACCCTTATGTACCGGGATAAACTGGCCGGCATGATAGACCTGCGGTTCCTGTCCCTCGATGTACGCCATCACCGACCCATGTCCAATCAGGCTCTGGTGGTGGTGATGGTGGGTATGGGTTTCCATCTGGTCCCCGGCCTTCTTATAAATATGACCGTGCACCCAGACATTACCGTAGACACCGCTCAGCCCGGTCAGGCTGACATTCCGGGCCTCGATAAACTGCGCAGCCTCAACCAGCTGTTCCGGTGTCAGGTCCGGGTTGCTGACCGCGGCCCCCAACATAACCATCCGCAGAGAGAACGGCATATCTGGGGTGACCAGCAGGTCATACAGGTCTTCTTTCCTGCTCATCAGACTACCTCGGTCCAGACTGGCAGGGTCTCACCAATCTGCAGAGGATGGCCAAACGAGATGACGTCCTTCTTGGATCCCTGCAGCCATGACCATGCCGCCGCCTTGACGGAATCGTACACATTCGCTGCTGCGGCCGCTGAGGCCAGCTGAGCAAATTCTGCCGGGGTCGTAATGAAGGTCATCCGCTCAATACCGAACGTGGCCTTGTTGGTTTTGGCGATATCGACGGTAATATTTTGCTCCATCAGGTCGATGTTGATGGCGGTCACGGCTACATGGAAATCATCCGCGCCGACTGTGAACTGGTAAGCCATTGTTTTATCTCCTTAATTAATCTTTGCTGCACGCAATGACATCAACGTAAGCCGGACGCCATGCGCTACCAATGGTCATGGTATGGCTATGACCACCACCACTACCAGCATTATTCACCGTAATGGTATGGGTATGAGCCCCGGCATTGGACATATCCGTGCCGGGGTCAACAACACTCACCGTGCTGATCAAGTCAGTCATCTGGATGAAGGTATCAGAGGTCTTACCTGAGCTATTCCGCTTCGCAACATTGTGCCGGTGAGACCCATCGGATGACGTACTGGCAACGTGAGTATGGACCGGCATTTCCGCGGACGTCAGGGTATGACTGTCGACACTGATGCCGCTGATGGTCCAGCTACCCCCGGTGCCGGCGCCGGCGCTATTAACCACACGCAACACCTTATCGTTGAGCGTGGTGTCCTGCGTCCAGCCCTGCGGCGCCGCGGCTTGCGGGAAGATCATCTTGGTCGTGGACGGGATGTTGTCATAGCTCTGCATGAAGGAGTTCAGCACCCCTTGGGTAACGCGCAGCTCGATGGAATCCCCGGCCGCAAAGGCCCGCTGGGTGGTACTCTCTTGCCCACGGGTCACCGTCAGGGTGTCCCCGGTTCGCGACGTACAGTACGCGATTTCGAGGTTCCCGGCGGAGTCCTTCAGTGTGACAGGGAATTGCTGTCCAGCTGCCGGGCTCGGAAACAGTGCGCCATCCCCAGTATTGAGGAAGATCGAGGTCGCCGTGCTGGTGATGCCAGAGGCAAGCGTGGATGACCCATTATTGGCAAATAGGAACTTCGGCATGTGTCACCTCAGGTTACAGTGATATCCCAGTCGATTGACAGGGTGTCGCCGGCCGCCTTGTTGACCACGGAGAAAGTAACCCGTGACAGCAGGGTGCCGCCGGTGACGTTATTGAAAATACCGGCCTCGACAATGGCGCCAGTCCCTGTGCCAGCCCCGAAGGTAGCAGAGAAGGTGACAACTGCTCCGGCGCGTACCGTGCCGCTGAGGGATACGCGAGCCGCCTCAGCGCCAAGCGTGGTATCGCCTACGGCGGGGGCCGTGCTGCTGGTCCCAATGGCCATGTGGCTCATCTTGGCCAGCGAGCTGACGTCGTCCATCTGGTCGGCGACCCATTGCTTTCCGGCGGTCACCACAAGGTTGGGGATAGTGAACTTGCCCTTGACCTTGCCATCCTTGTCACGGTGCGTGACGTGCACGGTGCCCTTGATCTTGATGTCTTCTTTGATCTTGCTCATATTACATATACCTCAGCGATTTCGCCGTTGACTGCTTTTGTATTGATACTAGAGCCATTCAGGGCCCCGCTTCCTACCTGCTGCAGCACCATCAACAGGCCTTCACTAAATGCCACAGTGTCGCCAGAGATGGGCTTATTAATCGTTTTGTAGATCCCTTCACTCAGCACGAACGATTCACTGATCGCCTTGTTGACGCTGAAGGTCTGGGCCTCAGTAAACGACACTGAATCCGAAGCCGCTTTCGTGAATGTCTTGTGCAAAACATCGTTACCGACCGAGAAACTATCTGCGAACGGTTTGTTAACGGTCTTGTAAACGACGTCGGTTATACCAAACGAGTCAGCCAGCGGCTTATTCATATTCATCACCAATGACTCACTGAACCCGATACTGTCCGTCAGCGCCTTGCCAAAGCTGAACACAGTGGCTTCCGTAAAGCCGACACTGTCACCAGTAATCGACTTGTTCAGCGTCAAATAGGCCTGATCCGAGAGCGGTACATCATCTGCCAGCGCCTTGTTGAAGTTGAATGTCAGCGACTCCAAGAAGGCGATGACATCATCCGGCTTCACCCGCAGCGCGTTCTTCAGGTACAGGTCCTGTACCGTCAGTTTGCGATAGTTAATGTCAGCATACAGGCGGGTGTATCCCACCAGCCGGCGCGCATTCGGGACCACGGCGTACACCGCCCGCGGGTTGCGGTAAGTCACGAACGGCCGCGGATCCACGGTCGTCGCCACAACCGGAATAACGTCTGTTGCCAGAGGTTTCCGGTAGGTGATGACAGCCTTAAGCAGCCTGCTAGAACTCATCTGCGATCCTGAATGTTAAAACCTCGGTCACGGTCTGCACCGTGCCATTCTCGTCGATACTGATTTCGCCTTCATACACCCCGGCGTCCACGCTCAAGCTGAGCGGGTTCCACGTATGCAGCAATTTTCCCGTGCTACCGCCGTCAACCTTGGCGAGGGTAAACGTCTCCAGCACCGTGGTGCTGCCACGCAACCGAAACTTCATGGTGACGGTCGTGGTGCCCGGGGACAGGTCTATCGGGTCCCATGAGTCCGGATCAGCCGGGTCACCGGTATTCGCGTCTTTCAGCGTGATGTTCAGGTCCGGGCCGCTGTCACCCTTTACCAGCCGGATAATGCTCATGCCATGGGCCTCATTGCTACGCTACGCTGCGCCCGGGTATGGCTACGGGTCGCAGCATTACGAATGGTCTGAATGGAGTCATAGAACTTCTGTTTCTCAAGCAGCGCCTTATTCGGGTCGTACCACGGGCGGCCCTTCATATCCAACAGCTTGGAGATGGCGCCCTGTGCGACCTTGTCGTGGTACTGGTTGTAAATAAAGTCCGGAGCCTCATACGAATCCGGCGTCGGTTTCAGCACCACGCCCACGTAGGCGGTGTATGCTGCTTCCGGAATCTTGACCAGTCGGAGCGTCTCCGGGTTCGACATGTAGAAAAACGCCGGGGCACCGGTCATGGTGCGCCAGCCCTGTAGCCGGTACTGGGCGTCAAGGTGATCCTCGGAGGTGTCCACCAGATCCAACTGGTTGCCATTGGCATCAATCAGGGTGACGTAATTCACCATGGACAGCTGCTGCCCGGTATCGAAGATGAGCGGGTATTCGGCGACATTAATCGATACCACAAACGGCAGCAGTTCGGTACGCCACACGGTAGTGGCCTGACACAGGTCGATGACCGCGTCCCGGATCTTCTCAACCACGACGATCTCGGGGCAGTTATCCACCTCTGATAGGACGTCAGGAATATAGCGTTCGTACTCAATCACTTAATACCTTCCTGTTTCAGTTCGACGCTTGGCGAGGCGGACACGTCCACCTTGGTCTTGATGCCAAGCGCGGCATAAAAGGCCTGACGATGACTCGCAGCTAATGACCGACTTTCTGAGGAGTCAGTTTCCTTGCTGTAAGCACGGTGCAACATCCAGTCACGGATGGGGGAGATGTACACATCGTTCAGGGAAATGGCGTCAATGTCGACGTTGGTTATCTCGGTCGGGTTGTTCGCCAGCTTGGCTTCAACCACGGTCCCGACCACCGCCGGTGGGTAGACATAAAATGTGTCCGGGGTCCGCTCATCGTAGGTGTAGTTCTTGATGACGGATTTTTCGGTGTCAGAGTGCCATGTCGGCCGGAACAGATTGAGACTTTCCTCTTCGACGACACGAATGGGTTTGCCCGGGGTAGCGCCGGCGCCCATATTGCGCACAATATCAAGCAGCCGACGAGCAGTGGTCGGGATAGCTTGCTTAGTCCCAGCCACCAAAGTGATGTTCTCGATGGAGCTTGCTGCATCCGGGCGTACCAGCGCAATCTGGCGCTGGGCGTCGTTAAGGTATTCCGTCAATTCAGCCTTTGACCACAAAATATATGTGGAATCTGACAGTTCAGAGGCTACCTCTACAACAATATCGATTGCCTGCGCCAAGTTGTTCCCCTATGGCCGGGGATTATTCTCCGGCCTCTGCTACCTGTTTCTCCTGCAGGCGTTTGAATTCGCTGCGGAGTTCCTTCAGATCCGATGTCGGATCCAGCTCAAAGTCGAATAACTCTTTCGCCTTTTTCACGATCTGCACCTTGGTGGCCTTCTTGTAGTCGAACGGCGCCGGTGCGGCTGCCTTGTTCGGGTTGTCAGCAGGGACCAAATCCCCACGGGCCAGCAGTGCATCAGTGGTCACAAATACTTTGCCGGTTGCCGGGTTCTTCAAAAACGCCGGGCGGACGGTGTATTGCTGTTCACCTTCTTTGTCGCGTAAAGCCATAACTCACCTCTCTCGTTAAATTAAAAAGGGTGGGTCAAAATGACCCACCCCATCAGGGCTTAGCCCTTGTAGGCGTACAGGTGAGCGAGGTACTTGCCCTCGATTACCTTGTAGCCGTAGACGTTCAACCCGCGAACCAGCTGCCCGAAGGAGTTCGGGTTCTTCAGGGTTTCCATCTTGGTCATCTGAGCGGCGAAGGCCAAACCAGCCTTGTGACCCGCCAGAATGTTGTACACGGTGAACGAGCCGTCAGTGGTGGTGGCCACGTTATTGCTCAGGTACAGCGTGAACCGGTCGATCATGCCGACGCGGCCGTTACGCATGATAGACTGACCGTCACCAGACAGGCTGGCATCTTTCAGGTCAGACTTCTTGATCATGCCGATGGCCCATGCCGGCAGTACCAGCCAGCGACCAGCTTCCGGCAGGTTCTGTTCGTCAAGAACCGTGCCCAGATCGACGATGTAGTCGAGGATGTTGGCCTTGTTCAGCGCAACCGGGGTGCCAGTGGTACCCAGATTGAAGGCGCTGGACTTACGACCGGCGGTAGCACCAGAGTTCTGGGTGCTGACGTCAGCGTAAATGGCGGCCAACATGTCGGTATCGACGGCGATCTTCATCTGTTCGCCACCGTCACCGGCCCAGTCGTCCATGATGTCGATATCAGCCTGATATTCGTCGACATCATCCACTTCGAAGGCAAAATACTTGCCCTTGTCGATCTGCAGCTCAACTGCAGGATTGGTCGGCTGTTCGTAGTTCAGAGAAGCGCCAATCTTGTAGTCACGAATGGTCAGTGACGGGGTGGTACGAATGTGGACGGTATCGCCCATATTCTTGATTTCGCCTTCGTAGTCGGTATTCGCGATTTCACCGAAGACGGTCGCGTCGTAGAACTTCTCGACGAGCTTCCCAGACCAGATCTGGGGAATAAACTTACCGGTACTGGTAGAACTGAGGTCAGTATAACCAGTCTGACGAGTAATGCCGTTCATTGTCATGTCTCCTTAACAACAGAGACATCCGTCGGTTCTTATTTAGGCGGAAGCGAATCGCGGTTTGTCGTCAACGATCCGGCCTTCGCGGCCTGCAGCGAGGATGTCTTTCTCAATATCTCTCGCTTCTTTTTCACGGCCCTTGTACTTCCCGCGGCGTTTGTCCTGATAGAACTGGTTAATATACGCAGAGGTATAAACTTCCTTCTCACCAGCCAGTGGCGCCCCAGCTCCCGTGGAAGCTGGCATGACAATCTCATCCGGGACAGCGTCGGGGCCTTCATTAGAAGCGCCCGTGTCCGTAGATGGCTTTTTCGGGGTTACCGTGCCCGCAAAGTCAATGAAGAACTGTGCTGCCCGGTTGACATCAAGGTTATCCCGCGCCTCGTTCAGGTAATGCTGGCGCTCATGCTGTGTGTACGGCACAGTTTCAGCCAAAAAGACATGAAACTCAGGGTCCTTATTGATGTCCCGCCAGTTTTTCCCGGTGGCATCTTGTACCACCCGTTCCAACTGCGACCAGAAATCACGGTCGGTTGTGACCTTGACGGTCTCAATCACCTGCTTCTGGTTTTCTTGCAGTGAAGCTACTGTGTTCTGCAGGGCCATAATCTGCTTGGCCAGATCCGCGTTTGATTGAGCAGAAATCTTGGAAACGAGTTCGATATACCCTTCTCCGTACTGCTCGATTTCCTCATCGGAAATCTCAATCTTCGGTACTGGCGCCGGCGTATTCTGTTGCGCCTGCTGTGACCGGAGCTGATTCTGCAGATCTTCAAGCTGCGCAGCTAACCAGTCATTGCGCTGGAGCGATTCATCCAGCTGTCCGCGGAGCTTCGGCAATTCACGGTCATAGAGCTGTTTCATGCCCTTGAACCGTTTTTCCCAGTCCGTGGCCTGATCCGGAGTAAGTTCCTCACTTATCTCGGGGGCCGTCAGTCCGGGCTGTGCAGTACCAGCTTCTGCTGTCTGCTGCTCTACAGCCTTCTGGCGGGCTTCTTCTGCCGCCTTCTGCGCTGCTGCCTGTTCTTCCGGGGTTTGGACCTGTGCCGGACCGGTGTCTTCCGGTGATTGGTTCAGGGCCGTTTGAAGCCGTACGGCTTCGCTCGCTTGTTTCTTCACTGCCTTTGGTAAAGCCATCGTTTTCCTCTCGGTCTGCAAACCGTCTGATGGTGAGCTTTCGCGCCATAGAGCGGGACTTGCGGTTGAACCTACAAAGCGACATAACTCGGTTCTATAGGCCAATAAAATTCACTTATGTTGAGTGTAGACGTTCCCGGCTGTTTTTTGCAAGTGCTACCAGCTCTTTTAATTCCAGAGCCGCACCTTGCGCCCGGTACACGCCGGGGACATCGGTCTCCAATGCCTCGGCCATCTTGGCGTCCAGACACTCCTGCAGGAACTGCTGGATCATAATTCCATCCAACGAGGCGAATGCCTGCATCACTCGGTCGCCCGCTTTAACCATCCCCTCTCTCCTTGTGCGCGTTAGTTAACGTCGACAGAAATATCACTGCCCGAGGTCAACGTGACCCGCAGCTGGTACCCAGCTTCCGGGGCCAAGAACTGCGTGGTGAAATTGTTACTGCCGCTGAACTGTACGACCTGTTCCCACGTGGTACCGCCGTCCGGGCTGATTTCCAGCGCAGCGTTGGTAAATGTTCCCCACGCCAGCACCATGTAATTCCGGGCTTCACCGTTATCAAACGGGACAGCGGCGCTGCTGCCGGAAGCGAGATTAATTGCGATGTGCATCAGGTTTCTCCTGAGTTCATGTCGACCTGCTCTTTCTTGACGGTGCCATTTTGAGCGTCGATATACAGATTGATAATCGGGGCTTTCTCTGTTTCGGTCTCCCCGGCGTTGGTTTTGGATTCGGTCTGTGCCCGGATCTTCTCGATTTCCAGTTCCCGCTTGCGCTGTTCCGCTTCACGCTGGATGTCGGCCTGCAGCTCATCGGTCCGAGCCTGCTCTTCCATAAGCTGACGCTTATATTCGTACTCGCGTGACAGCTTGGCCATGTCGTAGCGTTCCTTGATGGCGGTCTTCTCTTTCTCTGCCTGCATCTCGGCCTGCAGCTTCTTCTGGAAATTGGCCTCTTCCTGCGCCAGCCTGTCCTTGTCGGTCTGGGCTTTCAGCTTGGCGGCGATAACCTCGGGCGGTTCCTTCTGGCTCTGCTGTGCCTGCTCCTGCTGGCGCCGTGCGAACTCGTCTTGGTCCGGCACAATCTTGTCGACGTTCAGGTCCAGCAGGTCGGCAGCGGCGCGCAGAATCTCGATGCGGCCCTCGGATCCGATAATCTGCATGTCAATCGGGTTGTTGGTCATGTTCAGGAACTCGGCCCGGCGCATCTGTGCCTGCTCACGGGTGAGCATGGCGGTGGCGCCACGAGCCACGATCTGGACGTCGCCCTTGATGGTGATGTCCGGGTCGTACAGCATGTTGAAGGTGAAGGTCTGCTCAATCACTGGCTGAATGACCCCGGTGTCGATACTGGAGATGGCCAGCTTGATGCCCTTGGAGGCGTTGTTCATCAGCATGGACAGGCCTGAAGCGGTGTTACCGGCGCCCCCAACCCGTTCATTACCATAGGCGTAGCGCGGGATACTGGTCGCGTCGTCGGCCCGGCGCTCGAATTGCTCGTAGACTGCCAGCAGCTCATTCGCGTTCGACTTCGGTTGGAAAAACCTTACCGCTTCGCGGCCACGGCCACTGACATCCGACTTGGTCTGGATGATCTTCCACGGGTACAGCTGCTCCACCACTTCCCCGTCAGCCAGACGATTGGCCTCGACCTCGATCATTGGCCCGGAGGCAATACCGAGGTTATTCGACAGGGCGCGGGCGGTGGCATTACACATCCGCTGGTGGTCACGCATCAGTTTCGGGATAGAGATACCCCAGAACCCGCCCGGGATCTTCTGGAAGCAGGCCTTGTGGTACCCACGGCGACGCAGCGGGTCACGGTTCAGCACCGCACGCACCACGTGCCGGCCGATCTTGATGGCGTCAATCTCATACTCGGCCAGCGGGTCCGGGATCTGGTCGGGGTTTACGCCCCATTCCAGCAGGGACAGGCCGATCGCGCTACCGAAATAGTGCAGGCCGTCGATTGTGCCGTCACTCTGGCGCATCCAGTATTTGTCCTTGCCTTCGACCCGGGCGCGTTCGTAGTCGCGCCACAGCCAGTCTCGCAGTCCGCCACGGCCGTATTCTTCCAGCACGGCCCGTAGGGCGTCGTCGTTATAGCCTTTCATCCCAATCAGGTTGTGGATTTCGCGACGGCTGAACCGGATACGCTCGATGAAATCGCCGTCGTTTACGTCGCTGGCATGCGGTGCCGGGTAGACATCAAACGGGGACACCCGCTTGTATTCGAGGATGACCTCCTGCGACACGATCGGCTGGCCACCCGGACCCCATTTCAGGCGGGTCTTCTTGCGCGGAATGGGCCCCTTCATGATGGCGGCCGGGAAGGTACAGAAGTCCTCGATGAATTCACCCATAGATTCTTCCCAGTTCCCTTCGGTCAGCTGATCCTCAATCTTATTCTCCATACGTTCGGCGGAGTCGTCAGCGATTTCCTTGAGAGATTTCATGATCTCATCGCGCATTTTGGCGGCGCGCTGGGTGATGTAGGCATCGTAGCCCTGTTCAGGGGGCTGTTCCGGCAGGGTCTGGGCGATGCGGTCAGATATCGCGCCAATCAGTTCCTCGGGGAGGTCTGGCATTGGTGTCGGGCTCAGGCCCCATGCCTTGTCGCCGGACGGCAGCAGGATGTCACGGATCCACGACACAGCGGCCCGGATCTTGGTGGCCGTCAGCATCATGTAAATTTCGGAACCACCCTGTGACCGGATGGCGGTCAGGGTTTCGTTGTCGTACTCGCCATTGCGCTGGCGCATGCACTCCAGCATCTCATCCATCCAGACCTCTTTGGCCCAGCGGTTGAGTTCCCACGCCTTGGAAATGTGGGCAGCTAGTTGGGATTCATATTCTGAGATGTCACGGTTGTCGGCTTCGGTTTTGGCCGCTTCTTCTTTGTTGATTTCCTCGTTACTTTTTACCCGGATCAGTCCGTAACTCGCCATCATTTACCCCTGTGTCCTTCACTTCGGACTCAATGTGGTCTGCGAGCGCTCGCAGACCTACCACGAAATCGTCTGGCGGCATTCCGTTCATGAAGGTCATATTGACAGTGCGGCCATTGGCAATAATGTTATGGCCTTTCCCGTCAACGATCGGGCTACCAAATACCATGGAGAGCTGATACATCATCGTCCCTTCCATGTTGGTAGCACGCTCCATCTTCGCGTGCACCAGTTCGCTCATAAATTCTCTCCTCTCTCGTGATAAAATTATTTTATCAGGTTGTCGGTCAATTTATATACCAAATCCATGGCCCTGTCATTATTCTTCCGCAAATCATCAATATGCGAAAGCAGGGCGTTCTGTGGCAATTCGCGGCCTTCTGACGGGCGGATCCCATGCCGCCAGAGCTCGTTCATCAGCTCCTGCATGTCGTCCCGGGACAGGTCCAGACCGTGCGCAACCGGGTCGGCGATAACGTGCCCGGGCTCAATCCGGACAAATTTCGGCACTTCCATCACGTTATAGGAATGGTCATCGTTGCGGATATAGGGCGTCATGCGGTACGTCCCATTGAAGTTCAATTCATCGAAGATCTTGAATAACATGGTGTTTCCTCTCTCAGGCTGCCCAGCCTTTAGAGCTGCGGCGTTGCACGGGTTTGGCGGAGACCCGCTCGATCTTGAGACCCTCCAGCGTTTCCATCACGCCATACTGCAGGCCCTCGTGGATATGGGAATAGATGTTCTTTTTCGGCGCGTCCTTGTAGCGCTCCTCACTGGCGACCTGTACCCGTTCGTACTGGTAGGCACCATTGAATCCCTTCCGCAAATAACGGCACCGAGGGCTCAGCAGGAAGGCTGGCTCGCCGTCGGAGTCGTAGGTGGTCAGATACTTGGCCACAGACTCCCGGCGCTTCACGTATTCCTGCGTGCTGGCGGGTTCGGTGGGAACCCCCTCCTCTGCCAGAATCTCCATGCAGGTGTCTTCCGTGGACTGAGCGCGCTGCGTTCCCGCTGGGTCGCCCCATGCCCGGATGGACATGCCGGCGTACTCGTTGTTCAGCTTGGGTCGCAGTACCTCGGTAACAAAACGACGCACCCCCATGTCCAGCGCGACGACTTCATCAAGGACACGGATCTGGCCCTTGGGCGATATCTGGAAGATTGCACAGGCTGGCGTTAGCCCGAAATCGAATCCCAGCATCAGCGGCATGCCGCGCATCGGCTCAATGTCTTCGGTTGCGCAATGGAGGTGGTCGTTATACTCAGGATATACCGGCTTGCCATCGTAGACGGTGGCGTACTCACCCATGATGTAGCCCCGGATCCAGTCCTCAGACTTGCCCGGGACGAGGTTCAGCCAGTAATCGTATCCAAGTTGCTGGTTGCCTACGTTCTCCGCCCGCGGGTTCGGCACATATAGCGTCATCCCGTTGGCGTCCATGGTCTTCAGGAGGGCGCCGGGTTGGCGGAAAAAGGCGTGGTTGCTGGGCTTCTCGACCTCAGCGAGGTTATACCACCAGTGGTCATCGTCTGGCGGGTTGGTGTCCATGATCAAACCGGTGAAGGTAATCGGTGCCCCGTCACGTTTGGAGGGGTAACGAGCCAGACGAGAGCTAACCGCCTCCACAATCGCGTACGGTATCTCTCGAGCTTCGTTGATCCACGCCATGGTCAGCTCCATGGATAGGACCTTTTTCACGTCCTTGGGTTTATCCAGTGACATGAATAGGACTTCGAATTCCAGCAGCGTGCCGTTCGGGAAGTCTTCGGTCGGCGGGGCAGGGAGCTTGGCGGTACCGGTGATCGGCGCACCCCAGTTGATATTGACGACATTCGGCGGGAACCATTCCTGCCATGTCTTGATGGTCGTCGACTTCAATTCTGGGTAAGAGTTACGAATCACCGCGCAGCGGAACTTGCGAATCCCGTGGCGGTTGGGGGCCTGCTGCATACCGCGAGCCATCAGCTCGATGCAGCAGGCGACGGACTTGCCGGACCCGATGGGGCCCATGAGCCCCCTCACATAGGCATTGGAGGAGTGAAACTGCGCCGGGGTGTGCTCGGCGACATAAGTAATATCTATGGGCTCTGGGGCTTCACTCACAACAGACCATGCTTTATCAGCTCACCCGGTGATGCGGTCACCGTGGGCTGACGGACGCCCTCACAGATCACGACCGGCAGGCCGTTGACGCTATCCCGGTCGGAGTTATGGCGGGCAGCAGTGAACTGCTCAGCATAGTCTACCATCCGATGATAGTCTGCGACGTTCATCAGCACGTACTGCGGTTCGATATTGTGCTCACGGAACCGCTCCATCTGTGCGCGGATTGCTTCCAACATGTCTTCACCCTTGCAGCCGTAACAAACCCCATTTCCGAAGTTTTTTACCTCACGAATTTGCGGTTGCATTTGGCTCTCCAGTTCTACAGGTGTCTATTTGTTGGAAGTATAGAATCTGTTTATGGGTATATCAATGAATTTTTATCAACAGGTGTCGAATTCCGAGCACAATCCCAAAGAACAGTACGCTGAAAATCAGGAAGAAAATCAATGGGTGGTCATTGCTTTTCAGGTTGTCGATCTTCTCCCGGGCCTCCGCGCAGTGGTCCTTGGTGAAGAAGATGACGTTCAGGATCTTGCAGGTCAGCAGGATGGCGCCCTTGCGTGACTGGCGGCCTAAGCGGGAGCTGATAGTTTCACGTGGGTCCCCGAGCAGTAACCAGTTCGCCAGCTGGTCCAGTGCAAGAAATGGTTGTAACAACAGTTCTTTGGCTTTCATAGTCCCTCTCTCAAAATTGAAGGGTGGGCAGCGTTAACTGCCCACCGACAGGACGATTATTACGCGAAGGTAATAGCGCCTGAGATTGCCAGACCACCGGTCGGTAATACCAGAACCAGATAGAAGGTCGGGGTGCCCACGTCAGTCAATGCGACATTGACCACGCCATTGGCATCCGTTACCAGCTTCCCTGACAAATCAGCGACCGATTCGATGATGGCACCAGCTGCGCCTGCAGCTACACCACCGGTCGGCGCGACGGTACTGGGGGTGGCCCCAGCCGCGTCATCTGCCAGATAGAAGTCAAGAACAGCGACTTCGCTCAGGTTCTTCCCTTCGGCGTCCTTCAGCTGAACAGCAACGTCAATCACATTCGTAGCTTCCGCGCCTACGGTCTGAACCGCTTTGACGGGCTTCATCTGAATGGATTCGTTGCCAAAGAACAGCTGACCTACGTTTAACACTTCACGCCATGACATAGCGATTCTCCTGTAGGTTGCTCACCAGCCAATCCATGGCCCCTTTGGTAAGATTAAACACGGAAGCGGGACTCAGCCCGCTTCAATTACGATACGATTGCGCCAGTATCTGCCCGCAGCCAGTTGGTGCCGTTGCTAAATGCCAAGCAGGCATTGGTAGCAGCATCACTGACCATGATCACCGGGGTATAACCATCGGTGACGGCAGGTACGGTAGGCAAAGTCGCAACGGTGTAGACAGGAACCAGATTCCCGCCCTTGCTTTCGTTAAACAGTCCCATTCGACTATCTCCTATAACGACGTTGAAGTTCCCATACGGGTCCCATTCCACTCTCGATAGGGTGGCCCTTGTTGTTCCACCCACCGGCCTCGAGAGAGGAGAAGAGAAACCAGCGTGCGGCAAGGGCCATAAAATCTACTCATTAACTGAGTTTATAACATCCTCAAGCGTTTTAATACGCTCACGACACAGGGTGTCACGCCACACCAGCCGCTCATAGGCTGACTGTGACAGGCAGGACAGCTCGCTCGCCTTGACCGACGGGTAGGCCGGCTCCGGCGGGATCTTGTCCTTCAGGTTCGGGAGCTCGCTGACATGGCAGCAAGCGCTACTCAAAATGGCGGCGGTCGCCAGTACGAGCACGTTTAACGGCTTCACGGACCTTCTCCTCCTCCCGGCGCAGGCCATGCTTGATGGCGACGTCTGCGCGATGCTCAGCCGCTCTGGCGGCCTTCTGGCGCTGTGTGGCCTCCTTGGCCCGCTTCAGCTGCTCAGAGCGCAGCAGGAAGCCGAGGAGACCGATGATAGCCGCGATGGCGGCGTAGAAATAAACCTTAAGTTGTCCCACTGACTTTGACCTGTGGCGCCTTGCGTTTCTTTTCGCCCAGCGGGGTGGTGGTCACCCGGCGCAGGACATAGAAGACCACGGCCAACACGACGTAGCTCAGGCCATACCACTTGCCCAGCAGGTCCTGCAGCAGGTGGAAATTGGCCTCAAGCAGCCCCAGTGCCCCCACGATCACGGTGACGTCCACGGTGCGGGACCCCTGTACAATACCGGTATATTTCATGTCATCTCCTCGATGTGCCGGACCAGCCCGCAGCGGATGCACTGGCAGCGCTGTTCCGGTAATACGTAATGGGCGTCGCCGCCACAGGTACAGACCCATCGGGTATCGTCCACGGCCGCCGTGCGGTAGTGCCAGACGCCCTTGTTCGTGCCACAGTTCGGACAGTCCATGTAATCGACGCCAACCGGCACGACGGCTGTCCAGCGATGTTGGCATTCCAGACAGACCGCTTCCCCACTCAGGTGGTGGTCATTGTCCTTGATGCGTTGGAACTTGATGATCTCCGCCAAGCTCACACCCCGAGTAGTAGTAATTGACCACCGTGGTCAGTTGTTTCTTGTTTGCCGCGATCTGCTCGCTCTTGTCGACACTGTCATACCCCAGATACCCGGCCAATGCGGTAATCAGGGCCAGTAACATGCCCATCAGCTTGACCGCGTCAATCCAGTCAGTCAGTGCTGACATGGCCCTGTAACTCGCTGTAGTACCACTCCCGCACGTCGAAGCTGGGGCAGGCCTTCATCCACTCGTTTTCCTCGATCACGCCATCGTGATTCAGGTCCGGGGATAGGTCGCGGTGGCCCAGTAACTGGGCATTTGGGAAGATTTCGAGCAGAGTTTGCAGGTAAGCGCGCAAAGTCGCCATTTGTGGGGGCTCAAAGTTATTCTCCGGGTCCCCGCTCTCGTTAATACCGCCCACCACGCAGATACCAATGCTGTTGGTATTGTAGCCGTGGACGTGGGCACCGATGCGGCGCATGTCGCGGCCGTGCTCCAGTACCCCGTTACGACGAATCACGCTCTGGTAGCCGATGTCGCTCCAGCCTCGGCCGACCGGCTTGGGGTCGGTATGCCATTTGCGGATTTCGGCGGCGCCGATGTCCATGCTGGGGGGTGTGGCGCTGCAATGCACCACTATCAGGTCAATCTCTCTCATTATTTTGGCCAGTGTCCGTTACTCAGTAGGTACCAGAAGGAACCCAGAACCGCCCCGACGGCGGTGATCCACTTCGCGGCGGTGCCTATCCAGCCCAGTACACGGAAAAATCCCCGCGCCGACCGGAAGATGTGAAGCATGTCGCTGAAATCTTCGCGGAACTTTTGCCAGTCTTGGTTCATCTGGTCGAAGGCCGTCATGTGGTCCTCGACCTTGATGTTCAGCTTCTCGACTTGCTGCCCGACTTCGGTCTTACACTCCAGTAGATCCTTGGCCACACTTTCCGCTGTATGCACGGCTTTCTCCGACTCACCCATTGCTCGACTTTTTGTGTTTATGGCCGCGGAACATCCTGTCCCCCAGAAAGCACACCTTGATGAACTCTCCGGCCTCTAAGTTGAACTGCTTACTGGGGCCAGATATCGTTCGGACCCGATGTCCCTTGGTGTTTAAGCAGCGCTCAAAGTCTCTCGGCATCGCCCTTCTCCCGGGGTACCAGTTTGCTATCAATTTCCTTCATAAGCAAGCCTAATACCCCTATAGGAAATGTCAATGACAATAACACCGTTTCGGCATAGGTTTTGCTATCTGCGTCCAGCAGGTACAGGATCAGCAGACCGAGGCACCCCCATAACGAAAAAGCGGCCAGAAGGCCGACCATGAACATCACACCCATCATAAAATCAATCACTTGCTCTCTCCTCCCATGTCGATGGTCACGCCGGCGATCTTCTCGCCCTGTACCGTCTTCGGTTGTGGCGCCGGTTGTACCGGGCCACCCATGTTGAAATTCAGGTTGACGATGAGCTTGTCCCCGGCGCTCTCGGTCTTCTCGTTCCACATGGCCAGCGCGTGGTATTTGCCCAGCTGTTCCAGTGCCTGCTTGGCGACGGGCAGATTGGCGACGGCGACGGAGCGCTCTTCGATGATATTGCCGTTCTTGTCGACGGTGTAGACCGGGGTGTCCTTGCGGCCCATGGCCATTTCCTTGACCTCGATGAGGTCGCGGATGATGTCTTCCTGCTTCAGCTCCAGTTTCTCGGATAACTGCTTGGAGCGCAGGTGGATGTAGCGGCGGACTTTGGCTTGCTTGAAGAACCGGGTGGCAGCGGCACTGGCAGACTCGTTGCTCTTGTAGGTACGCACGGCCTGCACGGCGCAGCGCTGGTCAAACTGGCACTCGCCCAGATAGATATCGCAGATTTCTTTTTGCTGCTGGTTTAGCCACCACTCGGAATTGAACGGCTCGATGGTCTCCGGGAAGGGCGCCTCTTCGATGTTGGCGTCGGCGATGGTCGGGATCTTGTACTCGCCCGTCACTGCATCATCGCGGGCGCTTCGAGCAGCCCGGCCCCCGTGATATCCAAGCCAATCCCCCCGGTAATATTATGCGGGTTCAGAGTTTCCTGCTGGATGGGCATGGACAACACGGTGACCATGGGGATGGCGTCATTCTCATCCTCACCTTGGAGGTGCGGCTGCATCTCCATCTGTGACATGAAGTAGACGATCAGCTTGAGCAGCGCCTCGTCCGGACTGCGGGCCTCGAAACTCATGTCGCCCTTAACGGAGAATGTCATCATTTTCTGTGCTTCCTTCCAGCTCTTTCTCACAGTATACAACATTCTGTTTACCGCATTTGCGACAGGTATGGCAACAGGCAGTGACGTGAATCGCGGCGCAGTCGCCATGGTGACAACTGCAGTTGCAGGGGATATCCCGGTCGCAGCGGGTCAGGTTCTGGGTCATGCGAACAGGTCAAGCGGCCATTCGTTGATGTCTTCCGGCAGTCGCTCATAGCCACGGTGCTGGAGCAGGCTGGTCAGGTCGCCCCCATTGCGGGGCCATGACACCGTGGCAAAGTACCCGCCCCGGGGCATCCCTTCGATGGCGCGCTCATCCCGGGCCCAGCGGATATTGCTGTGGCGCAGCAGGTCGATCTGGTGCGCCCGGGCCCAGTTGCGGATGTGCTGCAGGTTCTCGGCGAGCAGGAAGATCGGCTTCATGCGGCCGCTCCATCCGGGGACGGGGTCTGCGGTGGCGTGCCTTCCGGCAGCAGCTTGTAGCCGCTCTCGAACGGCTGGCTGTGGGAATAGGAGCAGTACCCGTCCGAGTAGCTCACCAGATAGCCGCCTTCCTCGGGCTGGTGCTTGGCCAGAAAGGTGCGGTCCGGGGTGACCTGCATCGGGCCCTGTTGGCCTTCGACGGTCATTCGCACCATACGGCTCGCCTTGTCCAGTGTGATGGACAGTATCTTCGCTGCCCGGACGATCTTGTGGCTCTGGTAGGGGGCCATGTTTTTAATCTGCGCCATGCTCAGCATCGGTTCGTTATCCTCGTTGTTGTTGGATGAGATCGCCCATGGTGGGATAGGGCTTGTCGTGGGGGAGGGCCAGTTTCTTCAGCACTGCCAGCACAAAGGCTTGGCTCATCCCCTCGGTGTCGAAGCCGTCTTCCTCGCTGAAGGTCAGCTGCCCGAAACCGATACCCTGACAGGACCAGCCAATCGTCATGCCGGTGTCCCAGTGGTTGAGGTACTCGATCTCGATGTTTTCGTAGTGCTGAGACAGGTTCATTACATCAGACCCTTCAGCCACAAAATGACGGCCAGTATCTTTGCGCCATCGAAAATGCCCTGTAAAACAGACCAGAGCCCCGGTTGCATGGTCGGGCCAAAGCCCACCAGCATACGCACCAGACTCCAGTGGTCGTGCGTGTAGTTCAGTCGCATGAATGTCTCCCGCGCCATCACGTCGTGCCCTCGTCGTTGGTCGGCGCAGGCTTACGCGGCGCATTTGGGTTCGGTAACACACTGCCCCGGGTTGTCATTTCGTCGTTCTCGCCCTTGATATCGTAAAACGCAAAAGGCAGGACGGCGGTGTGGGTGTAGGTGGGGTCGGCTACGCCCATGAGGATTCCGGCACAGTCCCATTCGTGGCCCGGGCCGCAAGAATTCGGATATGCCAGCCCATAGCCACAGTCACAGCGCTTGTCACGGGAAAAGTATAGCTCATCTTCTGTGTACGGCTGCAAGCCCTTGCGGTAGCGCTCGTGCCGCGCTTCGAAGGCGGACTGCTGCTGCACGTGCCAGCGTTGTATCACCTCCCGGGTGTCCCGCTCGAACTGGTTGGCAAGGTCCACGTCCATCTGGACGATCATGTCATCCTTGGGAATCTTCAGGACGTTCATCCCTGCCACGAAGGCGTCTTCCAGCTGGGACCGGCTGAAGGCTTGCCCGGTTTCTTTGCACCATCGCTCGAGCCAGCGCTCGAACATGACTTCCTGCGTTTTGGTCATAGTTGTGATTCCTTGAACCGTTCCACGACGTTATCAGCCCATTGCTGCATGCTGAAGTCTACCGCGTCGTTGTGGGTCCGGTAAATCGTTCCGGTGCCCGTGCTCTGCCAGAGAGTACCGTCGTCCAGCATGCCGGCCCAGATCATCCGGTTTAACCAGCAGGCGCGGGGCCACCCCCACGAGGGGCAGAGTGGCCAGTGCCTTGAGGAACCCGCGACGGTTCATCGCAGGATCAGGTCCACAACGCTGCCCTGACTCGGCAACCCGTCGGGAATCTGCTTGATGGTCCCGTTACGCAGGCGACGGCGCAGACGTTTGCGCAGACGGCGGGACAGAGCCACTTGGTGGTAGCTATGCCCGGCCCGGTAGAACCGGGTGGAGCGGATGTACTGGCGTACCAGTTGTTCGTTAGACTGCATCTTTTCCTCCGTGTAGGTCCTTTCTCTATCCCAGCCCGCAGTTGTAGTTCTTGCCGTCCGGCCCGGGTGGGTAAGGGTAACAACCGGTCGGCATGGGAATGGTGACCGGCTCGGCCTGCGCGGGGGTGGAAACCGCCAGCGCAAACAAGGCCAGCCCGGCGATAATCAACAGGATGGCGGCGACATGCACCATGGCACCATACCAGCGCCTCATGATGACATCCCCCTGCCAGCGCCACAGTGCACCGTCAGCAGGCCTGCAAGGTGCTTGGCTTCGCATTCCCGGGCTTCCCATGACACGGTTTTCGGGTATTTCAGGGCGCGCTCATGCAGCCAGTCAATGCGGGCCTTCAGGGCTTCCATGTAGGCGTCGATGCGGTCCAGACTAATCGTGGGGCCTGCTGCCTCAACAGCGTTGAACATTTCGGCCTCGCGCTGTCCCCAGCCCTTGTCGAACCCGGCCATGAAGGACTTGTGGTCGTACTGCTCGGGCACGGCGTCAAGGCGGTCCATGCGGTCCTTGGCCTTGGCCAGTGAGGCGGTCATCTCGTCCACGTCAATGCCGCTCACGCTGTTCCAGTCAGCGAGACTGACGACAATCCCGAAGGCGATTAGGTCCATCGGGTCGCTCAGGTCGATGGCCTCGGTCATCTCTTCAACCCGGAAGTCAATGATGCGCTTGGCATCTCCGGGCAGCTCGGCGGCGATGCCCTTGAGCATATAGCCCAGCATCTTCATGTCGGTATCGGTCATGTGGCTCTCCTCTCTCTGGTGGACCTAGTCCTTGGTGTCGTGGCGGTTGGTGGTCTCGGTCTCGCTGCTCTGGTGCTGGCTGATGCCGTATTGGTCAGCGACCGGGACGTTGCCTGACTTGTAGGTCGTCACGCTCACACCCGGGTGGCCGAAGACCTTCTCGACCAGCCGCTCGATGGTGTCAATGTGGCTCTTCATCATGTCCATCTTGGTGGTATTGACCGCCATGTCGATGCGGTCCTCGCGCTTCTTGAGCTGGTGGTCCAGCGTGTCCAGTTCGATGGCCTTGGCCTCGAGATCGTCGGCCAGTCTCAGGTTCTCCTGCAACAGGTCTACCTGTGCCCGCAGGTCGGCAACCTGAATGTCACGCTGCTCGATGGCGACACGGCGTTCCTCGGCGACTTGCTCCAGATGTTCCAGACGGTCCAGCGCGGCTTTCAGTTGCCCGGCGGTCTGGGATGGCAGGTGCTTGCGGATAACCTCAAGCATGTCTTGCGTCAGTTCCAGTGATGACATGTAGCGTTCCTCTCTCTGTGTGTAAGGTTTGAGTAGTCCCGGCCTGACGGACCGCGCAGCAACGCGGTTTGATGGACAGGTGGAGCAGGTTCTCAGCGCCTCCCAGCACGTCGCTACACGTGCCGCTGCTCTGCCGACTACTCTCGGCCGCTCTCGGGGTGTATCAGAAACCTAAAGCCACCCCACCGGTCCCATGCAGACCGGTGCCGTACTGGGTGGCCACCTATGGTTAAGGTTCACAGAGTATAGGTGATTCTCAACAATCTGTCGAGAAAAACCTGAGAAAAATCACTCAGTTACCGACGCCAAGAGCGACGTCGATTACTCGTCGTGATGCTGGTCTCGGGGCCCGTAGATATCTTCTCGCGGACCGCGTGCGGGCTCTACTGCCCGGCCCATGCCGTCATCCTTGTTGCACAGCCCCATGGACCGCAGCTCGGGGTTGTTGCACGGGTCGCTCTGTTCCCGGCCCTGTCGCAGCATACCGGCTGCAGAATCCGGCCCGGCGACTTGGTCAACGTCGCGCTCACCCTGCCATGTTTCGCCGGTTTCTTCATCTTTGTACGTGGTACTGCCCATCGTGTTCTCTCCTATGTCGGGCCCTCTCTCATCTATGGCCATAAGTGTAGCTTATTCCTTCCCGGGACGTCGTCATAAATTGAACTTATCCTGCTATAAAAAACTTTCATGAACATTTGTCGATAATTTCTTGACTTCGACAAAACGTCGAACTATCGTTACACCATACCGACGACGAAATTGACTTCGATTAGGACAGTCGGAAACAGGGAAGTCCAGCAGGAAGCTGGCGATTGAAAGGGATGAACCGCACGGCCCGGTATAAGAGTCGGCACCCAGAGATACTGCACGAAGGGGCAGAAGCAACGGGGGCAAGCCAAAGGGCTTTCGCTGAGAGTCCTTTGCCTTGTCAACCAATGGGACGCGATTGACAGTGCACGCTGAGTCAACACTCAGTCACCACTGAGTTCACACTGAGAGCCAACTAGTCGAAACCCCGGGCGACCGGGGTCAGCAGGAACTGGCCTACCTGCTCTGATGAGACAGGCCCAACCAACAGGAGATCGACATGTACGCATCTATCGCAGACATCATCGCTAATGCCAACGCCAGCGCAGAAGAGTCCATGGAATCCATGGACGACGACATGCTGGAGCGCTGGGAAAGCTGGGAAATCGACGCCGAATCCGAGCTCGATTTTAACTCACATTAATCATCAATCGTTCACACCCGATTGATAGGAGGTACCTATGAATCCACATTACTGGAGAGTAGAGCGGGTTGAGTTCCAACGGCTCAATGACTATGGGCTGACCAAGGTCAAGCTGGTGGGGGATATTCTGAACCCGGAGGACCACAGTCCCCTGTATCTATGCCGCACCCTGCAGACGGCGCTGTTTCCCACTACGGAGGCAGCTGACCTATGGGCGCGTAACGCAGCGGTCATCCATGGCCTCAAGGCGGTCCACGAGATACAACGTCCAGCCAAGCGAGGTCCAGCATGGTCACGTTCCTGATTGTCTGGGCCCTGTCCCTTGGTGTCATCGCATTCCTGTAAGTCGAAACGCCCTTCGGGGCGTCTTCCCGGGGTAGGTTCCCGGGAACTGATGAGACAACCTGAGAGAGGAGACCCATCATGACCAAGCGTTACGATAAACTGTGCCGCTCAGTTACCAAGCGGCAAAAGCGAGACTGTTCGGTCGTCGCGGTAGCCATCGCCGGTCGCGTGTCCTACCAGAAGGCGGAGGCGGCGCTGACTCAGGCCGGTAAACGCATCAATGGCGGTGCCTATGACCATGAAATCCGCAACGCCCTGATCTTTCTAGGCTGTGAGGTTACCGTGGTCCGTGACACGCACGGCTCGCCGTTCCTGAGCCAGCCCAACGATTCACGCTACACCATGTCCACCATTGGCAAGCTCTGCAAGCGCGGCTATTACGTCGCCTTTGTTCGCGGTCACGTGGCTGCCGTGGTGAATGGCGAAGTCGAAGACTGGACCGATGGTCGACGCCATCAAGTCTACATGGCCTACAAGGTCACCGTTCCAAAGGGCTCACGCTCATAGGAGGCAAGCCATGCACCATCCATCCAATAAACCGAACTGCGACTACCCCACCCCGGACTGGCAGCTCTTCAGCATGATGAGTGAGCTGTCACCCATCCGGCGCCAGCAGGCCAAGGCCCGTCACATGCGTCGCTGGGGTCACGTGTTCGCCACCAAGGTTCACCTGCACCATGCAGACTACCTGCGTGAATACGAGCGCTCCCTATAGTCGAAACCGGCTCCGGCCGGTCTGCGGGATCCCGGTCCTACCCGCACTGATGAGACAGGACCCACAACATAGGAGCAACATCATGGCCAACATATCTACCTCCAACCTCATCGACCAGCTGGGCGAACTGAAAGCCCAGATCGCGGACCTCGAAAACCAGAAGAAGGTCATCGAGGGACGCCTGAAGAAGAGAATCCTGCCCCATGGCGAGGGCGAGGGCGAGCTCTTCAGGGTGGTCCGTGTCATCCAGAACAACACCCGCGTCAACTGGAAGGGTATTGCCATCAAGCTGAAGGCATCCAAGCAGCTGATAGAGAGCTTCACGGAGCACCACGATGACAAGGACTTCTTCAAGGTGTCCGCCCGTCGAGGCCTCGAAAAGGTTGCGTAATCCGTCGAAACCGGGCTCCGGCCCGGTCCATGGGACCTTACCTACCCATGCTGATGAGACAGGTAAAATCCTTTCAATTCAGACATTTAACTATAGCACAGGAGGCCATGATGGTCACTAAAAATCGCACCATGATCAGCGATTCTGGCCATGGCTGGTTGTCGGTCCCGATCGACGATCTGGTCAAGCTGGACATCGTCGACAAGATCACCCGGTACAGCTATATCAGCCCCACCCGGGTCTATCTCGAGGAAGACTGCGACGCCGGTACCTACCTGCGGGCAGCTGAGGAGATCGGCTGGAAGGTCAATGTGAAGCACTCCTTCACTGGTGACCACTGGCACGGCAGGAACTGGCCCAGTTACGACTCGTACTGGGTGACCAACAAGTTCAAGGCCGGGGCAACAGTCTCGGTGCTGGACATTGCTGGTCAGCGGATCAATGCAACCGTCGTTCAAAATGGCCGCGGCTACAAGATTGA